CGCGTCGCCGGCCGTGAGGTTGTTGTAGAGCGGCTCCCTGCGGGTGAGCCCGTCGCGCCGGTGCCCGAGGTACGGGTTCGGGAGCCGACCGCCGGGCACCCGGACGGTCTTCGCGCGGGCCGAAGGCACCCGCTCCCGCCGCATCTTCCCGTAGAGCAAAAACCTCCCCATCTTGTTATCCCCCTAGCGTTCCGGGTAATCGACAGTAGGGCGCCATCTTGCAGCGCCTCCCAATAAGAAGAAGATAACTACAGTTTGAACCCTGAATGGAGGAGGGGGTCCACCGACCCCCCTTTCTCGGGCCGCCGGCCCCTCCTCCTCCTTACATTCGAGGGCGGCCGCGGCCGAAGACGAGCGCCTCGCCCGACCCGGCCCACGCCCTCCGGTAGGAGCCGTCGGGGTCCGGGACCAGCAGGACGCAGCCGGCCGGCAGCCGCTGGCGGACGATCGGGCCGTCGCCCTCCGAGGCCCAACCGCGGACGAGGTGGGTCCCGGGGGCCAGGTCGACCACGAAACGGCGCCCTGGGGCAAGGGCGGGCCCTTCCTGGCTGGCCCTCGACGAGGCCTCGGGGCGGGCGGGCGCCTTCAGGACGTCCTCGAAGAGCCCTAGGAGCGCCGCGGCCGCCAGGGCCGCCGCGAGCGTCGCGAGCACCAGCCACACGAGGTGCGGGTCGAACCTGCGGGCGGGGCTCACTGGAAGAGCCACTGGAGGACGTTCGAGAAGACCGTCACCCACACGAGCGTGAAGAGGACGCCGATCACGATGATCGTGAGGGCCTTCAGAATGAAGTCGGTCGCGAAGCTGAAAAACTCGGACGGGGTCACTTAGGACCTCTCTTTCTTCTGGCCGCACGTGGGGCACGGGGCGTTTTGTGCTTTGCGGACGTCGCGGACCGCCGCGAGGATCGAGTGGGCGAGCTTCTCGGCTTCGGCGAACGGCGTGGAGCCGGCCGGCACGATGAGGGCTGTATAGGGAGGCCTGTCGGGGTGGAACCGGGCTTCGAGGTAGATGTGGCCCGGGATTCCTTCGTCGTACGCGAAGAGCCGGATGACGCCGCGGCCCTCCTTGTGGTGGGCGGCGGGGAAGTCGAGGTACACGGTTGTCCTCCTTCGGGGTGGGCGGCGCAGTGGAGGCGCCAGGACTCGATCGACGCGAACCCGTCGCCGGGACGCGGGAACCGGGTGTAGGGCTCGGGCGGGCTGCCCGAGTAGGTCGCGAGCTTCAGGACCCTGGTCAGGAGCGCGGCGCGAGAGAGCGCGATCCGCTCGGGGCTCGCGGGCTGCCCGTCGGGCCCCCGGATCGTGAGGCGCTCGCTGTAGTCGAGGTTCGGGGACCGGCGGCCGAACAGCCACTCGTTCGCCATCATCACGAGCGCGCGCGCCCGGTCGGGCGGCAGCGCGGCGAGGGCTTTCGTGGTCTCTTCGTGGAGCGTCATGCGGGGGTCGCGGGCTCGGTGGACGGGTTGGGCGCGGGCATCGGGTAGCGAGCCTCCATCGCGATCTGCGTCTGGAAGAAGACCGCGCGCCCGAGCCAGTACTGCGCGCGCTGGATCGTCAGGTCGGCTTCCCCGTTCTCGATCGGGGCCGCGTAGGACTCGTCCAGCAGCGCGTCGGCGGTTCGGAGCGATTGCCACATCTGGTCGTTCAGGGTTTTGAAGCGTTCCGCGATCACATGTCCTCCGATGCGTTCGGGTAATGCACTCCCACGAAGTGGAGCGCGTCGGCCGGCGTGGCGAACACGAGGCCCTCAAGCAGCGTTGCCTCGCGCTCGGCCCACTCGGCGCGGTCGTAGACCGTGAGGCGCTGGCCCGCGGTGCACGCGGTGATGCGGTAGCGCAGGTCCCGCAGGTCAACCTCCACTCTGGTCGTCCTCCTTCCGGTAGCCCATCGAGGCCGCGGGGTACGCGGCGTGGATCATCTGGAGCAGCGTCGTGTCGTCGGGCGCCGCGAACCGGTCGACGATCATCCCGTCCGGGTCGTAGACGTACGCGCGCGGGCGGCGCAGCTTCCGCGCGTCGAAGCTGAGGGGCCGGACCCGCAGGTCGGCCCCCCGCTCGGGGTCCGTGTGGCACGCGCAGCCCTCGTCCCCGCACCTGTAGGGCAGCACGCCGGGCTCGATCACTTCGCGTACGAGCCCGTGAGCACGTAGCGCATCGCGGCCATCAGCCCGTCCTTGTTGTCGAGTCCCACGAGCGCCGTGAGCCCGTAGCGCGTCTCATCGAACCGCATGGTCTGCTCGCGCTCCTGGGCCCAGCGCGCCAGGAGGGCGCGGCCCTCCTCGGTCTCCGGGACGTAGTCGGCGCCCATCGGGTTCCGGGGGTACTGGCTGATCGTTCCGGGAACGTTCATGACGCCACCTCCTCGCCGCCGTAGACCGTGGCCTTCCAGACCCTCATTTGAGGGGTCGTGTGGTTGAAGTGTAGCAGCTTGTCGAGCGCCTCGTCCGCGCTGAACGCCGAGACTACCACGGTCACGTCGAACGCGAAGAGCTTGGGCATGGCCGGCATGGCCGGCAGGCGGTCCGGGTTCACGCGACCTCCTTCCACTCGACGAACCAGGCGACGCTGTAGCCCAGGCCCTCGAAGCTGACCTTCTTGGTGGTCGCGACGCCGCCGCGCTTCCGGATGTCCCGGGCGAATGCCAGGGCCTCTTTCCGGTCGGTGAAGCACCGGTTGGCGTTGTGCACACCCGCCCGGGATAGCCCTACTTCCAACTCTGCCATCGGCACCGTGTGCGTGGTCACTTGGCCTCCTGGTCGGGGACGTCGTACGGGGGCTCGCCCATCAGGAACAGGCGCGCGACTTCGGTGATGGCGCGCCACGAGGGCGCGGTGACCGAGACGGCCTCGTGGCCCTCGGTCAGGATGGCGGTCCAGTGGGACCCGCCGTCGGTTAGCGTGACGGTGCGGGGTGCGACCATTGCTTGTCCTCCGGGTCGGGGTAGCTGTAGATGCCCTCGTGGGCGAGGATCGTGCGCGCTTTCTCCAGCGCCTCTTCGAGCGTGTTGAAGAACCACGAGGGGGGCACCTGGAACGCGCCTGAGTGGGCCCCCTCGGGCCATAGGGTGATGACCCAACGGCCGGGTGTGTGCTTGTACCTGCCGATCGTGACCTCACGCATTGTCGTCCTCCTGGTGGCGCTCGTGCCCCATGCGCCAGTCGTGTATCGCGTCCTCGCTCTCGTTCTCGTAGTCGGCGAGCATCCGCAACTCCTCCGCCGAGGCCTCCGCGTCGTTGCCGCAGTCGAGGCACACGTGCTCGGTCGAGAGCGGCACCATGTCGCCGAACCGCGAGGGCGCGTGGCAGATCGGGCAGCACACCTGGCCCGCGTCGCACTCGGGGCACTGGCCGGGCTCGTGGTCCTTGTGCTGCTCGGCGTAGCGCCGGTCGGACGAGTCGTCGTCCAGAACGCTCGGGTCGCTCTTACACGCGAGGTAGAAGCCGACCGGGTTGGCCTTGGCGATGTTGTCCATGCGGGTCATTGAAGCACCTCCTGGCTGGTTTGTCAAGGGGCCGGCGCCGCCCTTGCGGGGGGCCCGTGGGGCCCGTCCGCGCTGGCCGGCGCGTCCGGCGCCGTCCCACACGTTGTCGGCATCGGGGCCCGCGGCTTTAGCGCGCGGGCTCCAGCGCCGCGACCGCCAGCACCATCGTGGCGGGCTCGGCCGCAAACTCGGCGGCCACGAGCAGGTCGTGGGGCGCGCACACGAACGCCTCGACGATCCCGATTTTGTAGCTGTAGCCGGCGGGCATCGTGCAGCCCGGCGTGTCGCAGTCGTGGCGCTCCAGCACCCCGACCTGCGAGCGGAAGACGATCGTCACTTGGCGCCTCCGGTCTTCGTGTGGGCCGCGATCATCGCGAGCATCTTCTGGTTCGCGTCCTCGATCGTGCTGCACGGCGCGCAGTCGGTGCTGTACGGGTGGCCGCTGTGGTCGGTGGCGTACTTCTCGAAGACCGCGAAGTAGCCGAGCAGGTCCCCGCTCAGTGGGTTGCGGTCCTCGATGATCGAGGCCTTCCAGGGCTTGTACATTGTCGTCCTCCTGTGGGGTCTAGGTGGTGTCGTCGTGGTCGTACATCCCGGTCGCGGTCGCGGCGTCGCTTGGGGGGCAGTCGTCCGGCGCGTCCTGGGGCGGTCGCCCGCCGCACGCGCGGCAGTGGGCGCACTCCTCGTCCTCACGGGGCTCGCCGCACTCGGCGCACCCGCACGGGCCCTCCTGCGAGGGCTCGCTGCCGCCGTCCTCCCCTTTGGGCGGGTAGTTTGCCCCGTCGTCGTCCTCCTCGTCCTCCTCGGGCTCCACGTCGGGGCCCTGGGCTCCGCAGTTGGGGCACACGTCGCCGGGCTCGGGCTCGCAGGGCTCCACGACCTCGGCCCCGCAGTTGTCGCACCACTCGCCGCACGAGTCGCCGACCTCGATGTCGTAGAGGGGGCGGATGTCCTCGCTCTGGTAGTCGTCGAGGACGCTCTGCTCCTCCTCCTCGGTCAGGGGCGGCATCCCCTCCAGCGCGCGCGCGCTGTTCTGCTCGCGCACCGCGGCGTTGACCGCCTCGGCGATCTCGTCGCTGCCGCACTTCTCGCACAGGACGCTGCCGTCCGTGATGTAGCCGATTCTCCACGCGTGGAACACGTCAGGCCCCCTTCCTGGTGCAGAGCCCCGCTTCGATGAGCGAGGCGGCCGTGCGGCCGTAGGAACCCTGTAGGGTCCAGGCCATCCCGTTGTCGATCAGGGCCTGGAAGAGCGCGATCGTGGCGTCCTCGTCGAGGGCGCCCTGCTCGAAGTCGATGATGGAGTCGGTTAGGTTCAGCACGGTGTCACCTCCTGGTAGTCGACGAGGGCCTGGAGAACCTCCAGCGCCCGCTCTTCCTTGTTCTCGGGGGGGCCGTTGAGGATTTCGGCCCCGCGGTCGATGATGGCCTGGAGCGCCGCCGACGCCTCGACCCGCTTGGGGCCGTCGCCCGTCAGCTTGAAGGTCGCGACGTGGGCGTCGGTGTAGCTGTTGTTGCTTCCGGCGGTGATGTAGAGCGCGACGTAGTCGGTGTCGTCCGCGTGCCAGCACGACACGCGGCCACCGATGTCCCAGCCGCGCGCGTGGGCGTCGACCCCGGTTTTCTTGGTGCCGATGCGGGTGGCGCGCGTCGAGGCGCGCCCGGTTGCGCTGACGATGAAGTGGGCCACGGTTACGCCTCCTGGTCGGGGTTCACGTCTTCGAACACGAGGTACTCGCCGCCGTCGGGCGCGACCGTCACGCCCCCGAGCGACTCGTCGATGGTGATGCCGCCGAGGTTGTCGGCGATATAGGCCTCGGCGAGCTTGCGCGCGCCGGCGTAGCAGTCGGACTCGACCGCAAACTCCAGCGTCGCGCTGCACGAGAATCGGTACAGGCGCCGTTCGTGTGCCAGCATGGTGGTGCCTCCTAGTCGGTGACGGTGGCGCACTCGTTGCAGACGGCGCGGGTGGCGTTCCGGAGAGCGGGGGCGCTGCGCCAGAAGTGGGAGCCCCACTTGAGGACCCGGTCGCAGAGCGAGCAGGTGAACGGGCTCTTGAGCGGGTCCCCGTCGGTGTCGCACCGGCGCTCGAAGGCGTCGAGGTGCTCCCCGGTGGCGGTGTCGGTGAACCCGCGATCGAACGGGAACGGCTTGCGCTTGAGGGTAAGCACGGGGCCTCCTACTTGTTGAGGGCCTCCAGGTTGCGCTTCTCGAACGCGTTCATCGCGGTGCAGACGTTCGCGGCGAGCGCTTGCGAGTCGCAGCGCGCGACCAGCCGCGCGTCGGGCTGCTCACGGGTGGCGACGCGGTAGGTGTCGAGGACCGCATAGACCACGCGGCCCCAGGCGTTGCGGCGCTCGACGGTGAAGCGCACCGGGCGGTCCCAGGCGGCCCGCTGCGCGGCGTGGCGGGCCTCGCGGGCCCGGGTCTCGCTCGGGTCCTCGACGGGCTCCAGCTTCCGGGTGGCGTCGTTTAGGATGGTTTTCACTTGGTCCCCTCGCTTTCGTCGGTGTAGCGGCCCTCGGCGCACGCCTTCAGGACGCCGGCCACGTGGCGCTTGAGGTGCGCCGCGTCGAAGCCCATGCGGGCCGCGTTGACGACTGCGGCCTCAAGCTGGGCGAGCGAACCGCCCGAGCAGTTTACGTTGCAGCGCGGGAGCTTGTCGAAGCCTCGGACCGCCACGTTAGGCCTCCGCGCTCAGGTCGATGCACTTGGAGTTGATGACGTGCGCGACGATGATGCTGTCGGCGAGGGTGCTCTTGCGGTTCTTGGAGCGCAGGGCCTGCGAGGCCATCTTCTGGACGAGGCGCCCGACGTCGATGGTAAGCTCGATGGTGACGTCGTGCTCGCGGGTCGTGGAGCCGCCCTGCTGCGGGTCGTAGCCGAAGCTGCGGACGCGGGTCGTGTGCATTCCGGTGTGCATCATCGCGGGCACGTTAGGCCCCCTTGTTGAACGGGTAGCGCTGGCCCCGGGCGATGGTGGCCGCGAGGCAAAGGACGGCGTGCACCATCGCGCGCAGGACGATGACTTGCGACGCGGGGGCCGCGTAATGGTCGGAGCGCTCCAGGGCGCTCTCGGCGAGCTTCTTCTGAGTGTCCATCGTCTCGGTGTTGTCCATCACGTTAGACCTCCGTGTGCGGGCGCGCTCTGTAGCTGCTCAGCCCCGCCACCGTGAAGGCGGCGCCCTTGGGGCCGGCGGACCGTGGCGCCCGCCCACCGCTGGGCGCGCGCTCGGGTCCGCTGTACTGTGCCGCACGGTGGCGGCGTCGTCTACACCAGAATGGACGGGCGGATGCTCTCGCTGGCTCGGAGCCTGTAGCCCGTGTGCCCCTACCCCGAAGGGTCGGTGGGCGGGTCCGGGTCGCTGGGGCCGCGCGCCTGGCCGGCGTCTGTAGACGGCCGGTCGAGCGCTGTCCCCCGCTTCGGGATCCCGGCGGCGGTGACACCCGGTCCCCACCAGTCTACACGGTCGAGCGTCCGCACCGCGTGGTGGGCCGGCAGCCGTAGCGCCGCGCCTCCTGTACCGGCCCGATGTACCCGGCCAGCTACCCGGGATCCAGTGCACGGGGCGTGCCAGTCCGCGCGCCGCGCGCATCGTTGCGCCGCAAGGGGTTGCGGGCGGGGCCTCGCGCGCTTTCGAGGGCGATCGGGCGTTACGCCATCGCGTACAGTGCGGAACGCGGGAGCCCGGGTTGGCACGCTGTGCGCTATAGCAAGACGCGTGCCGATTTCGCTTGACACGCGCGAGCGCGGGTGAGACAATGCGCGCGTGGGGCGATCCCGGGCAAGAAGCGCGCCAAGGGCCCGCCTGCCCCCTCCCCCTCGACGAGGGCCCAGCCAGCGCGCGGGCGCCGGGCGGCGCGGGGCCGGGGGAGGGCCCCCATACATACCGATACGGGTACAAAAAGGGGGGTACGCGCCTCTCCCCGCGCGCCGCATTTTGGCTCGCAAACGACGAAGGGACAACGAGTTGTCCAAGCGACCACAGAACAAGCGATCGAAGAAGTGGCTCGCAGTCGAGCGCTTCCTACTCCTAAACCCGCGCCACCGCAACGAGGACGTAGTCAAGGCCTGCCAGGTCTCGATGCGGCTCGTCACGAGCGTGCGGGCGGTGCTCCGGACCGAGGGCCGAGTCCCTCCGTCCTTCGGCGACTGGACCTCGACCGCGGGTCCTCCCAAGGCCACCCCCCGGCCGGCCACCCCCGCCGCTCCCGACGACGACCCCGAGGCGCTGATCGCGTCCGGGACCGCGGAGCTCCTCACGAAGGCCGCGAACGCGGAGGCCGAGGCCGGCCACGAGTTCTCGATCGAGGAGCAGCTCAGGCTCTGCCGCCGCTTCGCGAACAGCCGGGTCGAGTCCCCGCAGGTTCGCCTCGCGGCGCTCGCGATGTACAACAAGATCAAGTCGGAGCTCGGGGCACGCGATCAGCTCGGGCCCGGCCGGCCCCTCACGGACGACGACCGCATCACGCGGCTCTCGCTCTTGTGCGAGGCCGTCGGGCTCCGGATCGCGAGCTTCGCGTTCGAACGCGCCTTCGGGCGGAAGGAGCAACCCGATGCGGCCGCTCTCGCTCCGGACCCTCCACACCCGGTGCCGGACCCTGATCCAGCGCCCCGACACGACGATCAGCTCGTCGCCACTCCAGGCGGACCGCGCGAAGGTGAAGTGGAACCAGAGCCAGGGCCGCTCACCGATTGACGTACACATTCACATCGACGGGGACCAGGACGGCCTGATCCTGCTCGTGCTCCACGAGCTCGCGCACGTTGTGGCCTCCGAGGTCCTCGATCTCGACGCCGCGGTCGCCGACGACCTCGAAGAGGAGATCATCGAAGCATGGGGAAAGGCGCTGTGGGTCTACGTAGACGCGGACACACGAAAGCGAACGTGGTGGAGAAACGCGATCGCCGCGAAGCTCAACTAGCGCTCGGGTTCCTCCCCCGCGTGATCCACCAGCGCCCCCACGAAACGATCGACAAGTTCATCCTCCGACTCCGGTCAGCCCGCGAGGCCTCGTACGACACCCTCGGGCTCGTCTGCACCCCCGAAGAAAGGATCACATGATCCCGAAGAAGCTGTACTGCGTGACCGTTGTTCGTGGCCGCACGACCAAGTTCTTCTACGGCTACAAGCTCAAGGAGTGCTTCGCGCACCTCAAGCCCGGCGAGGACTTCACGCGCGCGGTCTACGTCCACTTCGGGACGCGCGCCGGGACCTTCAACGGCCGGACATGGACGGAGACCCAATGAGTCACATCCGCTACACGTGCGGCAACTGCAACGGCCCGAAGCTATCGGGCCAGGAGTACCAGCCGTACTGCGACGACTGCCTTCGGGCGATCGAAGCCGCCCGCAAGGAGGCCGACGAGAAGAACCTCGGGAAGTCGCTCTGGGACCACATGAAGGAGCAGGCCCTCGAGGCTCGCCGCTCTCCGCTAGGGATGGCGGCGAAGGGCAGGCCTGACGCCGGCTTTAGCCGCATCGACACGACCGACCTCGAGCGCCGGGTCCCCCGGCCCTTCTAGCGCGTGGTCCAGTGGTCGCTCGACGCCGAGCGCGAACTCTGGCGCGACGTCATGGCGCCCAAGGGCCTCGACACCCATCCTGACGCGCTCTGGTGGTTCGCGCGGCTCGGTTGGGGAATCGACCCCTTCATCCGCGAGACGGGTGGCATCCGGTGGTTCTACGAGCCGGTCCACCGCCCGTTCCTTCGCTGGCTTCAGAACCAGATCATCGAGTGGAAGGAAAGCCGCCGCGCCGGTAACGTAGAACTCTGGCAGGTGGGCGTAGTCCTCCCGCGCGACTTCGGGAAAACGGTGACGGCGACCAAGATCGCCATGCTGTGGATGCACCTCGACGAGCCTAACATGTCAACGGTTATCGGCTCCGAGGTCCACCCGAAGGCCAAGGACTTTCTGAAGCCAGTCAAGGAAGTCGTCCGCGGAACGAACCCGTACGCGTGGTTCTGCTGGCTCTTCGGTCAGTGGTACGATCCGCGCCGCGAGTGGTCGTACGAGCGCTTCGAGCACGCGTACCGCACCGCAACCGGGCTCTCGGAACCCTCGTTCGACACGTTCGGAGTCGACAAGGGCATCACGGGCTACCATCCCCTCGCGGTCGTGTTCGACGACCCAATCTCCCGCAACAAGCTCCGCGACACCGGCGGCGCGTGGCTCAAGTCGGTCCAGATCGCGCACGACGCGGTGTTCCCGGCCGTCCGCAAGGACGGGTTCTACATGCTCGTCGGGAACCGCTACCTGATCGACGACATCATCGGGAAGGCGCTCGCGGACGACGGGGTGCTCTCGTGGGACGGGATGCCCCCGAACGACCCGGAGCTCGCGAAGAAGATCGGCTCGGGGCGCTGGCGGGTCTACTACCTCCAGGCGCGCGACCACATGAACACCACGAACTACGAGCAAGGCGAGCCCGTGCTCCCGTGCGTGTGGTCCCATAAGCGCCTGCTCCAGGAAGAGGCGCGCGACGCGTCCGACTACGCCGCGCAACTCGACAACGACCCCGCGACCGGAGAACACATGCCGCTCGTTAAGGAACAGGTCGCGACGATGCGGATCGCGTGCACAGCCGCGTGCCCGAAGGACTGCTCGCCGCGCCAGCACCTCCCCGCGATCGAGTACGCGACGGTCCACTGCGACACCGCGTACCGGACCGAGGACCGGCGCCGCAAGGGCGACACGAACGTGATCGCCGTGTGGCTCCACCCCGCGTCCCGGAACGGGATCGTGTACTTCGATGGCGCGAAGATGGACGCGACGTGGCGCGCCGAGGACTTCAACGACGAGCTCGTGAAGACGATGCTCGAGCTCCGGCGCCGGATGATTCGGGTGCGGGTCATCACGGCCGACAAGAACCCCGGGGGCCTCTCGGGCCTCTGGACGAGTAGCGTGAAGCAGGCGCTCGAGGGCGCCCGAATCCGGGTGCCCGACATCATCGAGATCAACCGGAAGACAGGGAAGGACGACCGCATCCGCGCGGCCGCTGCGCTGTGGGTTGAGGGCTACGTAAGGCTCCTCGAAGATGCCCAGAACCGCGCGCGGCTCGAGTACGAAATGCTTCGCGTCGGGTTCGTGAAGCCCCGCGACCTCTCGGACTGCTCGGCCGACGTGTTCGGCGACGAGGACAAGGACGAGCTCCACTGGTGGTACCGCCCCTACTACGCGATGGGCGGCCGAGACCCGAACGAAGGCGATTACCCGATCTCGCCGGGCGACGAGGACCTCAAGGGCTTTGGGGGCCGGATTGGCGACCTCGAGCTCATGAAGCGATACGACGAGCAGCACCCGAACCTCGCGCCGGAGACGAGCGCCGAGTCGTTCCACTACTAGGAGACCAGGATGCCAAAGCGCCCAAACCCGATCGAGAAGAGCGCCTCGCGGGCCATGAAGCTCACACCGCTTTCTGAGGGCCCCCGCGGCGTCTCGCGGCCCATCAAGATGACGCCTCTCCTCGAGGCACCGCGCGACGGAACGGGCACCTCGATCCCCAAGAAGCCGACGAAGCCCTCGAAGGGCGAGGTTTCCTTGGGCCGCTTCGGAGCGCACGTAGGGGCGAGCACCGTGGCCGGCGGAGCGATCGGGTCCCTATTCGGCCCCCTCGGCACGGCGATTGGAGCGCAGGCGGGGATGTACAGCGGTATCGTGAGCGCGGTTCCCGCGTGGAAGCAGACCGAGAACGAGCATAAGATCGCGGCCCTAAAGCCCCAGATCGAGATGCGTAAGGTTGTGAACCGCGCGCTTCGCGCGAGGGCCGCTAAGAACCCGAAGTAGAAAGGACTCTCCGTGCCCCACATCGTTGTGTTCGACCTCGAGACCCGCCTGATGGCCGACGAGCTCGAGGACGGCTGGGAGGCCATGAGGCGCGGCGAGGGAGGAATCTCCGCGCTCGCGGTCTGGGACTCCGAGCAGCGCCGCACGTACCTGTACGACGACCACTGCGTCGCGGACTGCGCGGCGCACCTCGAGTCGGCCGACCTCGTCGTCGGGTTCAACTCCCGGTCCTTCGACATCCCCATCGTCGAGGGCATCCTCGGACGGAAGCTCCGGCTCAAGCACCACCTCGACCTGCTCACCACGATCTGGGACGCGCTCCGGCGCACCGGCGTGAAGCAGTTCAAGGGCAACAAGCTCGGCGACGTCGCGCTCCGCACGATCGGGCGCACCAAGACCGGGAAGGGGGCGGCGGCTCCCCAGCTCGCGAAGGACGGCCACTGGGCGAAGCTCTTCCAGTACTGCATGGACGACGTCGACCTCACCCGCGCGCTCTTCGAGCACGCGCTCGAGACCGGCACCGTGGTCGACGTTAACGGCCGCGAGCTGAAGCTCGAGCTACCGCCTTGGCTGAAGCCAAAGGAAGTACCGAATGGGGATTAACTACAAGCTCACGAGGGCCAGCGGCGCGATCGCTCGACGCGACCAGATCGTCGACGTCGTTTGCGGGCGCCACAAGTTCTCGGAGAACTACTTCCTCGGCGTTCGCAACCGGCTCCCCCGCCTCTACGACCTCTTCCGTGGAGTCTACACCGGCCGATTCCACCCCCACAAGAACAACATCCACATCCCCCTGATCTTCCAGACGATCTGGAGCGACGCGGCCCGCAAGGTCGCGACGAGCCTGAACGCGTGGCCGCTCGTGTACTTCTACGGCTACGGGCCCGACGACGCCCCGACCGCCAGGAAGTGGGAGGCCCTCGTGTCCGCGCAGATGAAGGACTGCGAGGCCTTCATGAAGGAGGTCGACACGTTCGTGACGGCCGACCTCTACGGCGTCGCGATCTCGGCCGTGATGTGGGACCACCGCGAGGAGTCGCGCATCCTCGAGAAGGTCGAGGCGATGCCGCTCTCCGGCACCCGGGTCCGCACGATCCGGCGCCAGAACGTCACGACGTTCGACGGCCCGAACTACGAGAACGTCGACCGGCTCGACGCGTTCCCGCAGCCCGGCCGCGGCCCGATCCGCAAGCACCAGTGGTTCATCCGCCGCTACTTCCTCGACGTCGACGAGCTCCGGTTCCTCACGTCCCAGGGCATTTTCGACAAGGACGAGGTAACCCGCCTCGAGACCGAGGGCGGCACGAACGCCGAGCAGGCCGCGGACGAGGTCCTGATGCGGCGCTTCCAGGCCCGCACCGGGATGACGGAGCAGGAAGCCCGCTGGATGGACAAGTACTCGCGTCCCGTGGAGCTCCTCGAGCTCTGGGGGATGGTCCCGACCGAGCTCGCGGACGACGGGTGCACGAACCGCGTCATCACGGTCGCGAACCGCAAGTACCTGATGCGGAACCGCCCGAACCCGTTCTGGCACGGCCGCATCCCGTTCGTCGCGTTCTCCCCGACCCCCGACCCCCACTACTTCGACTCTCCCGGGAAGGCCGACATCGCGGAGAAGCTCCAGATCGCCGCGAACCGCTACATCAACCAGCAGCTCGACGCGACCGACCTCGTGATCGACCCGATGTGGTTCTACGACCGCTCGAAGGGCCTCAACACCCGCAACCTCTTCGCGCGCCCCGGGCGCTTCATCGGAGTCGACGGACCGCCCCAGAGCGTCGTGTGGCCGCTCCAGGCAAACCTGAGCGGAATCCAGGTCGGGGTGCAGCAGGTCTCGCAGATGCGCGAGTTCGCGCAGATGGGGACCGGGATCATCGAGGACGCGGTGAGCGGGCTCCCCGGCGGGGACCGCCAGACCGCGCGCGAGTTCGTCGGCCGCCGCGAGGCCGCCGGCACCCGCCTCATGCTCGAGAGCCGAATCTACGAGGAGGTCTACCTCGAGAAGCTCGCGAACATGTTCGTCGCGCTCGACAAGCAGTTCCTCCCGACCCCCAAGGAGGTCCTGATTCTCGACAGCGCGTCGGAGATCGACCCGATCACGAACAGCCCTTACCCCCCGAGCCGCGCGACGATCGAGGACGCGGACCTCGCCCCGGACTACGCAGCGAGGGCCCTCGGCGCCTCAGCCGCGCTCTCGAAGACCGTGCAGCAGCAGAACCTGTTCCAGGTGCTCCAGTTCATCGGAGCGAGCCCCCAGATCATGGGCAACATCAACATGGTGAATTTCCTCCGCTCGATCATGCGGGCGCTCGAGATTCCGAACATCAACGAGATCGTGCAGCAGCAGCCCGCGATGAAGGAGGCGCTCGATCTCGCCGGCAACGGGCAGGCCACGAACGTCCCGACCTCCGGCCAGATTCTCTCGGGCCAGGTTCCGGTCGCTCTCCAGCAGCAGGGCCCCGGTCTCCCGCAGGACCTCCAGGGCACTCTCTCGCCTGTACAGTAGAAAGGAACCGCGTGGTACGTACGACGATCGGGGTACCCGTGACGACGTTTGGGCGCCCATCACTAGCCGCGGCGCTCGCGAGCATCAAGGCCCAGGGACTAGAGCCCGGCGACCGGGTGCTGGTGGTGTTCGACGGCACGCCGGCCGACGCCTACGTAGAGTTCGTGAAGTCGTTCGGGTTTGAGTATGTGGTGCGCGATAGGAGACCGAGCGCGGAGTACGGCCACGAGCACCTCAACTTCGCGCTCGACGAGCTCCACGGAACTGTTGACAGCATCGTATACCAGGATGACGACGATGTGTTTGTCCCCGGCGCGTTCGACGCGATCCGCGAGGAGCGCGAGCGGCACCCTAGCTCGCTGATCGTCGCGCAGATCGACAGCTTCGTGTGGGGCAAGCTATGGTTCACGCCGTCGTTCACGCAGCCGCTGCGCGACGGGCTCGAGAACCTGAGTGGGCTATACGCGCTCGACGGGCATTGCCTCGTGCTCCCGGGCCGCGCTTCCGTGCTCCCGAAGATGGGCCTCGAGTACATCGGCGATCAGGTCATGATCCAGGCCGCCAAGCTGCTCTGGTTCAACGATACCGTATGGCTGGACCGCGTAATTTCGTTCACGCGGCCCGATGAACGCCCGGAAGAATACGCGTACTACATCGAGAACCGCGCGCCGTTCGACGTTCGCTTCTCGATCATCGTACCGACGATCGGTAGACCCGCACTTGAGCGAACCCTCAACGAGCTCGCTCAGCAGCTCGGCGACAACGACGAGGTCCTCGTAGTCGGAAACAACCTTCGAAATGATCCGGAGGAGTTCGTCTCACGAATGGGCCCACGGTTCAAGTACTGGAGAGACGAGGCTCCTGGATCGTTCGGCAACCCACAGCGGCGGGCCGCGATTAAGCGTGCCACGGGGACCCACCTGATGTTTGTCGATGATGACGATTCCCTGAGCCCTCGTGCGCTGGACATCGTGCGCGACCAGATCGCGCGGCTCCCCGATCGGCCCTTCATGTTCGCGATGGCGTACGGGGACGGGAAGATGCTCCCGGCCCACTGGGTCGTGTATGAGGGCAACGTCGGGGGACCGATGTTTGTCTGCCCGAACGTCCCCGACAGGCTCGGCGTGTGGGGTGACCGATACGAAGGGGACTTCGACTTCATCCTCTCGACGCTCTACCTCTATCCGAACGGAAAGCACGATCTTGTGTGGCGCAGCAACATCATCTACCAAGTGAGGCCCTCATGAAGATCGCGGTGACGGGCGGGGCTGGATTTATCGGTTCCAGGCTCGCGAAGTACCTCGTAGCCGCCGGCCACGACGTACTCGTGATCGACAACCTCTCAACGGCGGATGGTTCGTTGATCCCAGAGGGAGCTTCGCGCCTGTTTCTTGACATCGCGGATTTCGCCATGTATGAAGCGCTTCGCGGGGTTGAGCTCATCGCGCACCTCGCGACCACGAACATCACGCTCGCGGAAATCGAGCCAATGCGCGCAATCCGTACAAACGTGGCCGGGATGCAGCGCGTACTGGACGCTGCACGTTTTACTGGTGCCGGAGTAGTCTACACAGGTTCTGTGTCGATTTACGGGCGGAGCGACGTTCAGCCCATTACCGAGGATACGCGCACAAATCCGCGCGGCATTTACGCATCAACGAAATTGACCGGAGATCACCTCGCGGCACGCGGTGGTGCGGTCACCGTCAGGCTCTCTAACGTGTACGGCCCACACCAGCTTGAAACGAATCCCTACTGTGGGGTCGTCTCGAACTTCATGCGGAAGCCGGACCCGGTGATCTACGGGGACGGAACCGACACACGTGACTACCTATTCATCGACGACGCGGTGGATGCCCTCGTGATCGCGTTGTACCGATCACAGAGGTTGCGTGGCGTCATGATGAATCTCGGGACCGGCATCGAAACATCGGTAAACGACCTCGCGCGGCTGATGGGCGTCACTCCCCGTCATGAGAAACCTCGCGGAATTGATGGAATCCCGAGGCGCGTAATCGACTCGACAATGGCGCGCACGCTACTTGGGTGGCGGCCAAAAACCGATCTTCAACACGGTCTTGAGTTGACTCAGGAGTGGTTCAAGCACGAGTACCCAATGATTGGAGGCCATAAGTGGACCCGGTAATGGATTTTGAGTCCCAGAGAATCAATCTCGACATCAACACGGACCAAGCGAACGCGATCGCGTTCATCGTTAATTCTGACGCGTACATGACGTTCTACAAACCATTCCTTGAGGGAATGCTGCGGGGCTTCTATCACGACCTTGCGGCCCCGGCTCGTGAACGCCATAACGCGAAACCTGATGACTACTGTCGTGGTGGCATCATGGTCATTAACGCGCTGCTTTCGTTCCCGGAAAACGCGATTCAGGAGCTCCAGGAGCGCGAGCAGGCCGACGCGCGGCAGAAGGCCGAGGAGCAGCACTACGCGGATCGCGCCGCGAGCGGCGAGATCGGTCCCGCGGGCATCCCCCACGAGGACGAGGACTACTAGCATGGCAAAGAAGCGACAGACACCCGCGGAGCGGCAGACGAAGCGGCAGTGGGAGACCCCCAACGAGTACGCGGACCGTGTCCTCGAACCGGAAACTAGCGAGGTCAACAAGCGTGGCCTGGCCGGAACCCTCGGCACCGTGATCCCAGGCGTAGGAGGCCTCGCGTTGGACAAGGCCGGTGCGAACCACGCCATGAAGGCCGGGTGGACGTACCAGGCAACCAGCGCTATTCCAAGGATGCGTAAAGTTGCTGGAGCGCTACGTGCGGGAGGTCAGGCCGCGGCCGCCGGTTCGGCGGGCGCCGCCCTCCTTGGTGCCGCGGGGTGGGGCAAGGCGGCCGCCTCGCTCGACAAGTCCAAGAAGTGGATCGCGCGCGTAAAGCCGGAGATTGACAAGCAGAAGGCGCAGGTCGCGCGCATCCGCTCCGAGCGGAAGGTGAAGAAGTAATGGCGAAGCCCCGACAGACTCCCGCTGAACGAGTAGCAGGCCGAATGCGGAAGACCGGTGAAGTACTGTATCCGCGGGGTTCTTCGGCGTGGGAGCGTGCCTCGAAGGTCCTAGAGCCCGAACGCGAGGACATGACAGCCCGCATCCGCAAGGCCGAGTTCCTCCCGCTCGTCGGCGCGAACCCGGTTATGGGGCCCGTAGGGCTCCCGCTCGCGGCCGGGATCGAGGCCGCCAACATGGTTTCCGGCGGGCTCGCGGCCCACCGCATGTACAAGGCCCACAAGGCGATTCGCGACACGCTCCCGAAGATCGACGCCGCGAAAGCCAAGGTCGCGGCGATCCGCGCGAAGAAGAGGAAGTAGACATGCCGTACAAGAGCGACGCGCAGCGCAGGAAGTTCCACGCCATGCTCAGCAAAGGAGAAATTTCTAAGAAGGTCGTCGATGAGTACGACCGGGCCAGCAAGGGGATGCACCTCCCCGAGAAGGTGCAGGCGGAGCGCAAGGGCCGACCCCAGCGGGCCGCTCGTCCCTCTCGAAAGAAGGGGTAGTCATGCCAGAGTTCACGCATCCCCAACAGGTTCGCGACCTGCTCGCGGCCACCATCGGTGAAGACGTATTCAACGAGGTGGAGAGGCAGGCCCCGATGCACAACGTAGGGAATCCGCTCCCGATCCCGCCGAAGCCGGACGACCCGGCCCAGGCGCCGGCGGCACCGCAGCCGCTGGGACCGGTCCCCGCACAACCGGCGCCAGGCCAGCAGCCTCAGCAGGCCGACCCTGCCCAGGCCCGCCCGCCCGCCGCGCCAACCGCTGACAGCACCGAACCTCCCGACGGGCAACCCGCGGGTGCCGGCAGGCTGCTTGGCAAGTATGAGAGGACAGCGGAGGGCGAGCGCCTCGCCGAGGACTCGTACCACAAGCTCCTCCATGCTAACAAGGAGCTCCTGCGTCAGAACGAGCTCCTCCGGGGCCAGGGAACCCCCCTGACTCCGCCCATCATGCCCGAAACGCGCACCGATCCCGTGCAGCGGTCCAGCGAGCGAGAGGAACTCCTCAAGCGGCTGGCCGACAAGTACGAGGTGGACCCGGCGGACTTCGCCGCGCTCGCCCGGATCGAAGCTATGGACGCCGTGCAGTCCGTGCTCGCCCCCAGGGACGAGTACGCGAAGGCCGACCAGTTCATGGCCGAGCGCTACCCCAACTCCATGACGTTCCGCGACGAGCTCGTGCAGTTCGTTCAGGCCGACCCTGAACTCTCCGAGGCCGTCGGGCGCGCGTGGACCCGAGGTGACTACAAGGGCGCGATGGAGCTCGCGTGGCTGAAGTACGACTTCACTCAGCGCGGCGCGCGCGAACACCAGATCGAGGTGAACGTGCAGGCCCGCCAGGAAGAGGTACTCGCGGCCCGCAAAGACGCGGGACTCATCACCAGCCAAGTAAGCGGGGTCCACGAGACCTCTCCAGCGCAGTTCGGACCGTCCCAGGAGGAGGCTAACCGCCTCGAGAGCCTGTGGCGCGCCGGCTACAAGGAGCCGTGGCTTCGCGAAATGATCGGCAAGACCCTGCCCGACGAGCTTTTCGGCGTCGAGCGCTAACCCAACGGAGAAACATCAATGCCCGGAACCGTAGTTCCCGGAAACTTCGGCGTCTACAAGTTCGGGTTCCTCGCCGGATCGGGGGCGAACAGGGAAGACCTGCTCGACCTCATCACGAACGTGGACCCGTGGGACACCCCCTGGGTGACCCAGGCCCCGAAGACCACCGCCAGCCACGTCGTACACGAGTGGCTGACCGACACCCTCGGATCGGTCGACGACACCGGCGCGCAGGAAGGCGCCGACTACTCGTACGACGGGTCCTCGACCCCCTTTCGTGTGCTGAACGTGACGCAGATTCTCCGCCAGGACATCGGCGTGAGCGAGTCGCAGCGCGCCGTGAGCCCCGCCGGATTCAAGGACGCCTACGCGTACGAAATCCAGAAGGCCACGAAGCGCCTCGCGATCAAGCTCGAGAAGCGCGTGTTCAGTGCCAGCGCCTCGGCATCGGGCTCGGCCTCGGCCGCTGCCCGCACGATGAGGAGCTTCCAGAACTTCATCGTGACCAACACCGCGGCCGCGGACGGTGGTACCGCCACCGCGAGCGCTTCGGTCCTCACGCCCGTGAGCTTCAACCAGATTCTCCAGACGATCTACGAGGCCGGGGGAAACCCCGAGCAGGTCTACGCTTCGCCCTCGCTGAAGCGCCAGATCAGCAACTTCCAGCAGATCGCTGGAAACCGCAACATCGCGGCCGTGGAGAAGAAGCTCGTCGCCGCTGTCGACATGTACGACAGCGACTTCGGTCTGCTCCAGATCGTGCTGGATCGTTGGGTCCCGCAGTCGACGAACACCTCGTCAGCCCAGGCCTCGGCCCTCCACACGACCGGAGCGCTGTTCTTCCTCCAGCGCGCCATCAACCGCCTCGCGTGGCTCCGCCCGATGCAGCACACGCTGCTCGGGAAGCGCGGTGACGCAGTGGCCGGTATCGTCGTCGGCGAGTGCACCCTCGAGGTGCTCAACGAGAAGGCGAACGGCATGATGCTCGCGATCAACAACAAGAGCTCCGTCACCTAACGGGTGATGGACGTCCGGGAGGGGGCCACGGCCCCCTCCTCCCCCAACGGAGGAACGAACATGGCACGAGCACCACGACAGGGGTTCCAGACCTCGAACGATGAACAGGGAATCAAGCACGGCAACGTGCGGCAGGCCCCCGACATGGGTCCGGCGCTCGCACCGGTACAGTCCGGCGGCGAGTTCTCGATTTCGGAGGGAGGCCCGAACGACGGCGACCAGGGCAGCGCCCCGAAGAGCGGCCCGATCGAGCTCGGCACCGGCGCCGACACCCGCAAGAACTACCAGGCGCCCCGCAAGGCCCCTCCCGGCCCGATGCTGTAGGCCGATGGCACCCAAGCGGGCGGTACCGATGAACCGAATTCGAGCGCGCGAGCGTGCGTTCGAAGGCCACGCCGACGGCCACGCGAATCCGCGGCCCACAAAACTCGACGTTAAGGCGGAGCGCCTCGCGGCCGACGGAAATACCCACACGAGGTGGCCTACCGGCCGCCGGAGGAAGAAGTAATGCCCTCGCAGATCGACACCGTCGGGGTTCGACGCCGAATCGTACCGACGAAGCGCCTCCAAGAGCGCGTCCGGAAGGACAACCCGGTCGACACGGCCGGGATGGACCCGCAGATGGCCGAAACCGTCGGTGAGGACACCATGCGACGCGGAGTAGTCGCTCGCGCGACGCGGCCCGCGACGTTCGTGGCCGACTCGGTCCGGGTGAAGCCGGGACCTAAGAGCGTTCCGAGCCCGAAGCCGACCGTGGCCCCGCAGCGCACGATCCTTGGGGGCACCCCAATCTCGCCCACCGCGGCCGCGAAGGCCGACTCGATGTACAACGAGCTCCTCAAGGGACTGAAGAAAGGGAAGAAGTAATGGGCCAGAAGCACGTCCTGAGCTTCGCGGACAAAAACCTCATGGAGGCTGTTGTGACTCCGGAAGTTCTTACTCCGCTCGTGCCGAGGATCGGTGAGATCGCGGAGGGCGTGAAGATGTATCGGGACATGCAGCACGAAATCTCGGTACTTGGGCGCTTCACCCGCAAGACCGGGTTCACTCCGGGGCGCCAATTCCAGCTCGTCGCACGCATCCCAGCGTCTGTTCGCGCCGCGATCCTACAGGTGATGCCCGACGCGTTCACGGACAAGAAGCTCTTCTACGAGCTCCTCGCAGGGCCGCTTAAGGACTACGACGTCCGCAGCAAGATCGTCCTCTAACGAAAGGAACCGCGTGACCGCGCTTCGGGATGAAAAGCTGGGGGTCTTCTCGTTCGATCCGAACGCGAAACTCAACGCGTGCAACTACTACAGAGTCCACGTGCCGCTTGCGGCGCTTTCGGCTATGGGACTCGCGGAAACGTGGCTCGACTCCGGGGCGCACCAGGCAAATACGATCCAGGCCCTTGTGAACGCAGACATCGCGCTGCTGTTCGCGACCACCGGAGACACAATGGGCGGCGTACCTGAAATCATTTGCGACATGAAGCCCGGCAAGGGGCCGGATGGCTCCGCGATTTACCCCCCGTCACTTGTGTACGACCTGGACGACAACGTCGACTACATTCACCCGTTCAATCCCGCGTTCGGGCGGCTAGGGACGCGCGACGGGAACGGCAGGCTGCTGGAGTCCGGCGACGAAATCACAACCGTAATGCCAAACGGCGATGAGTTCCTCGTGTGGCGCGACCGAGAAACGTTCGATGAATCGGGCCATTTGTTCGACATCGCACGAAATCGGAAAGTCGTGAACTCGTGCCACGCAATCGCGCGCCTGTGCCACGGTGTAACAGTCCCCTCAAAAATGCTTGCGAAGTACTATCGCGAGATTCACAAGTGCCCGCGTGTATACGTGTTCCCTAACACGGTCGTCGAAACCGACTACTGGTACCCGAACCTAGCTCCCCGCACCGACGACAGGGTCCGAATCCTGTGGCAGGGCGGCCAGTCCCACATGCCGGACTGGTACCCGCTTCGCGATGCGCTTCGCACAATCGCCCAGCGGTACCCGCAGGTCACGTTTGTAATCTGGGGGACCAAGTTCCCGTGGATTCACGACGTGATCCCGGACAGCCAGGTTGAGTACCACGACTGGCTCGACTACTCGGCCTACAAGATCAAGCGCCACGGGCTCCAGTGCGACATCAGCCTCTCTCCGCTCGCGAAGAGCGTGTTCAACCGCTGCAAGAGCGCGATCAAGTGGTACGAGTCGAGCATCGGGCCCTCCCCCGAGGCCTCGCTCGTGTCGAACCTGCCGCCGTACTCCGACGAGGTCGAGCACGGCAAGACCGCGCTCCTTTACGATACCCCCGATGACTTCGTGGAGAAGCTCGGGACCCTCATCGAGAACGCGGAGCTCCGCCGCACTCTCGCCGAGAACGCGCGCGAGTGGGTGCGCGCCAACCGAAGCCCGGCCGCCACGATCCCCGGCCTCTTCGCCTTCTACCAGGAACTTCGGGCGGTCCGCCGAGCGGAAGCCCTGGAGGTCTAATGCCGTACAGCCTGCCCGTCTACCAGTCCGACGTCCTCGGACGCCACATCGGAAGCCTCCCCGCCTACTCGGCGCCCCTCTTCTGCGCTAACGCAGCCAGCGACCGGGCCGCGGACCTCACGATCTGGGCGATGAGGAACACATCCGCCACCAAAAGCTGCATCATCACGCACCTCCACGCGGCCCTCACGGCCGCGGTCGTCGCGGGCCGCGCGGCGCGCGGTGGCATGGTGTTCGCGCGCTTCTCGACCGCGACCCCCACCGGCGGGACCGCGCTCGCGGCCGTGCCGAACGCGACCGGACAGGCGGCTAGCGCCGTCACCGACGTCCGCTACGCGGAGGCCGGCCTCACGGTCACCAGCGTCGTGTTCGAGGGCCCGTTCTCGTCGCTCGGCGTGGGCGCGGGTCTCGACGCGACCGCGTCCGTCGACGTCATCGACCCCTCGTTCCCGATCACGCTCGCTCCCGGCCAGGGCCTCTGCGTACGCTCGTACGGGGGCGGCTACCTCACGGGGTGCGGACTCGACGGCACCGTTTCGTGGTACGAGGTCTAGCCGATGTCGATGCTCCTGTCGGATGCGAAGATCTACGTCGCTCGAATCATCGCGGCGCAGGACGACCCGAACCTCGTGCTCGCAGCCGGCGACGCGATCGCGTCCACGATGGCGAAGTGGAACGCGATCAAGGACTGGACGTTCCTTCTCCAGGACAACTCGATCCCCACCGTCATCGCGGGCTGCATCATCGCGCCTGACGGGCTCACCGTCACGAACGCGACCCCCGGGGCAATCTTCGGGGTCAACGTGGGCCAGACCGTAACTGGCACCGGAATCCCGGCCGCCACGACGGTCGCAACCGTGACCGAGACGAGCGGGAACGGAATCACGTCGTTCACGCTCTCCGCGGCCTCGACCCCCGCCCCCGCCGGGATCGACATGACGTTCTCGGCCTACATCCCGATCATCGCGGGCACCAACATCTACTACCTCCCGCCGAACTTCCAGCGCCCCTACACCGTGCGCTTCATGACGAGTCCCCGCACGCTCGTTTACTACCGCCAGCGCGAGCTCGACCGTAAGGTCTCGAACCAGTCACGCGGCGGTGTCCCGACCCACTACACGATCTACAACGTCCACACGTTCAACGTCGGGGCCCAACACAAGCACATGAAGCTCTACCCGGTCCCGGGACAGGGTGACACGCTCTTCTTGAAGTACTATCGCCGGATGGACCCGACCGGCACCTACATCGACATTCCCGACTCGTTCCTGTACGTGTTCCTCGACGACGCTCGAGTAGCGCTGATGCGCGTGAAGGCCGAGGACGACCAGCGGCTCCCGATCCTTATGAAGGAGGTCGAGACCGGCATCCAGCGCTGTGTCGAGTTCGACGAGCTCGAGAGCGAGGACGAGGACGTCCGCCTGTTCTCGCAGAAGGAGGCCGGCGAGCAGAACTACGTCGACTTCGACATCTGGACCTACTGGGACATCTAACATGGCGATGACGAAGGAGCCCCTCAACAGCGGTCTCGTAACGGCGCGCGACGCGACTCTGCTCGCGGATGGCGAGCTACAGCAGGCCGACGACCTGATTTTGAAGCCGTACAGTGCCGCGGTCCACAGGCTCCCGGGAAGGCTGGCGTACGGGACCGTCGAGGCCTCATACCCCGTGAAGGGGCTCGCGCACCTCGCGTTCGACGAGGCCGGCGACCAGCTCATCGCGTGGGGTGGACCGGTCGGCACGAAGCTCTTCTCGTCCCCGTTCTCGGCCGTGACCGGCACGTTCACCGGCATGGGCCTCACGCTCGTGGCCGGCACCAACGACCAGATGGACACAATCCAGTTTCAGGGCGCCAACTACCTGCTGCTCGGGGCCCAGAACAGGCCCCGAAGGGTAGCCTACAACGCGCCGACCGACGGTAACCCGCCCGTCCTCGTAACGCGCGCGATGGGGATGGAGCCGGTCGACCCGGGCGCGAGCGGCAGCACAACTCCGTTCTCGGTGGCGACGATGGCCGGATCGTGGCCGCTCCTGCTCGGCGATGGAGTCTACTGGTTCCTCGTTACCGAGGTCTACAACCCGGGTCAGGCCGACGAGGTTGAGAGCACCTTCATCCCATACGACAAGAACGGGAAGCCGTACCTCCAGTACGTCACGATCACGAGCTACGCGACCCAGAGCGTGATCGTGACTCGACACGCGCCCCTCATCAACGATGGGACCGACGGAAAGAACACCGCGAACGCGTGGCGCATCTACATGTCGAACCGCGCGGCCGACGCCGCAACGGTTCCGGCCCTCGCTGAGTTCTCGCTCGTCGCCACGGTCGGGGGCCAGGGAACTGCGCTCGCGGACGTCCCAACAACCTTCCAACTCGGGGCCGCGAACGGCACGTTCGGGTGGGGTGCGACCGGGGCTACTGGATTTGCCAGCGCCGTTGTTGCGTGGTCGGGAGTGTACACGCAGTTTACGAGCCCCACCAACATGCTCGGGAGGCGCAACGGGACGTACGCCACCTCTTCTAATGATCTCGCGGCAAACGTCCTTCAGAAGTTCGCGATCCCAGCGATCACCGGCACCATTACCGGGATCGAAGTCACGGTCTTCGGACAGTGGACAAACGACGGAAACAGTAGCGTAGCCGGCGCGTGGGTCTCGCTATCGAAGAACGCTGAGCTTGGAAGCTCCGCGACCGAGTACACATCGCCCCGGCGCGAATTCCGCTTCAACGCGTCCGAGAACGTCACGCGTTACGGGAACGACATCTACGCCGGATGGGTAACGGTCGGCGGCCCCGGAGACGCGTGGGGTAAGGCGTGGGTCGCGGCCGACTTCGTGGACGACGGTTCTGCCGAGTTCGGGGCGATCATCGGGAAAATCGGGACCGCCCACAACGACACCCTCAGAATCGACGCGGTTGGAGTGCGCGTCTTCTCGAGTGGGGCGATCATCGACAAAACCCTGAACCGCCCGTTCCGGTACATCACGCTCGAGAGCGAAATCGGGGTCACGACCTCATACGGCGCGGACTTCCCTCCGCCAAACGCCGATACCGGCGACGTGCTCGACGGCCAGATCGTACTGAACGACCCGCTCAAGCCCCATGCGATCCGCTACTCGGTCCCCGATAAGCCCGAGAGTTTCCCTCCCCCATACGTCATCGCGTTCCAGTCGAAGAAGCTCAACCGCGTGACGTGCATCCGACGGGTTGGGAACCTGATGGTGGTCGGAATGGTCTCGTCGATCGTACGGCTCAACTACCTCCCGCGCCAGACCGACGCGGACTTCGACCGCTCGCGGTGCTTCGAGGACATCAGCACCGTCTCGGGAATCCCGGGCAAGAACGCCGCGTGCATCTTCGACATGGGCCAGGGCCCGATGCTCGCGTACGCGTCGCAAACCGGGCTCCGCGCGACCGACGGAATGACGGACCAGCCTCTCAACATCGACCTCGACTGGGCCGCCACCGTGAAGGTCTCGGCGCTCAGCAGCGCGGTGCTCCGCAACGATGTCCAGAACCAGGCGCTCGTGCTCTACTACACCCCGTACGGCGGTACCGCGAACACGAAGGCGCTCCAGTTCAGCTACAACCGGCTCCACGTGAAGTCCGGGGGCCAGCTCCCCGCAATGGGCCCGCTCAACGTCGCGGCCCGCAGCACCGCGCAGGCCGAGATCAACGGGGTCCCGTACCTCCTGACCGGCCACTCGAGCGACGGGGTCGTGTACGTTGAGAACTCCGGGCTCGTTCCCGAGGCCGGCGGGACGATCTCTCCGGTCCTCCGGACCCGGCTCCAGTACATCGCGGACCTCGGGTCGAAGGCCCGAATCCACCGGGTGTACGCGCGCACGAGCGCGGCCGGAACCGCGTTCACCGCGGCCGGAAACACCACCCTCTCGACCCCCACCACCGTCACCTCGAGCGCCACGTTCACGAACGTCACGGTCGGAATGAAGATCAGCGGGGCCGGAATCCAGCCCGGAACGAAGGTCTCGGCGAAGGCAAGCTCGAGCAGCATCACGATTTCACTCGCAGCGATCGCCGCCGGAACCGGCGTCACGCTCACGTTCAGCACCGGGGCGATCGAACTCACGGTCCGGGGACAGAACGTCGGCGAGGCGATCGGGGACCGCGTGACGCTCGTGGCCGACACACTCGTGGGCGGCCTGATCCGCACCCACCTCGACGCGCAGGCCGAGGCCCACGAGGTCAAGATCGTGAAGCTCCCGACCGTCGTGGCCGACCTCTCGGTCCACTACATCGGGCTCGACGTCGTGTCCCACGGAAAGGAGCAGAGCAACCGCTAATGAGGACTCCGCCGAAGCTCCGGTTCTCGAGGAAGTACGAGCCGATCCAGATGGTTCGCGAGATCGAGACGAAGCTGAACCCGTTCCTCCGGGAGATCGGGGCCGCGATCAAGCTACACGACCGAGGCCTCCAGTCGAACTCCGCGGGCGAGCCCGTTGCGGGCCCGTTTGGGGACTACTTCGTGCTCCTCGGACGCGAAGGCGGCCAGGTTGCTCACGGGTCGAAGAACGCGAGCGGTTTCCTGAAGCTCCGGTCCACGATCCACCCGGTGCTAGGAAAAATCTATCTCGGGACCCCGGACCTGTGCGCGTTCGACGACGTGCAGCAGCGGCTCGGGCTCGGGACCACGACACCACTCGCGCGCCTCCATGTTGTTGTACCGCCGGAAGTAACCGTCAAGTCGAAGCCCGACGCGTATATCGCGAATGACCCGACGAAGCCGTGGACGAACCCGTTCGGAGGAAACGCGGAAGACCAGATCAACGAGGACTCGTGGCCCGGCGTGGGCGACACTTCGTGGCTACAGACGAACGGCGGCACGATGTCGCCCGGAACCTACTATTTGGAGATGTCGATCGCGGACATCGTGGACCCAGGAACAGACACCGGGTTCGTGCTCGCGTTCGGGCTCCGGCACGTGAACCCGGGGGCCGCGGATTTTGCAGTCCAACTGGTGCTGAAGCAGGGAAGCGCGTTGAATGTGTGCTCCACGTCGGTACCCAAGGCGTCGCTTACCACCGCGTTTCAGCAATTTACGTACAACGTGCTGCCGGCCGAAGCGGGCTCCATTGTAGCCACCGGTGGGGTGTTTCTTGACCTCCGCATTCGGATCATCATCGTAGTCGGGTCCGGTACGTTTAATGCCAGTGGTACCGAGTTCGTCCAATGGGACTGGGGCCAGCTCCAGCTCCCAGGCGGCCGCGGGACCGATGGACAGGCGATTACCGGTCTCGTCATTAAGAACAACGCGTCGAACGGCCGGACGCTGCTCGACCTCCAGAACGGGGCGGGCCAGAGCATCAAGATCAGCCCTCCGAGCTCCGTCACGGACTACGCGCTGCTGCTGCCGGCGGCCCAGGGCGCCGCGCTCTCGGTGCTCCAGCATACGGCGACGCCCGGAACGCTCCAGTGGACACCACCATCGGGGCTCCCGACACGAGTACTCTACACGTGGAACGCGAACGGGCCGTACCGGGCCAGTGAGGTGAGCGTGGACGGCAGCTTCGTAGCTCCGACCGCGTTCACGATCACGGCCGTGTGGCTCACTCGGACTACTCCCGGGACCGGCGGATCGACCGTGGTGGACATCAACAAGAACGGAAGCACCATCTACGCGACTACCGGCAAGCCCTCGATCGCCTACACGGTCACGAAGCAGGTTCAGTCGCTTCCCGATTCCGACAAGCGGTCGGTAGCGGCCGGAGACGTGCTTACTATCGACGTCGACTCCATCGAGACCGGAACCGCGCCTCGTGACCTCATGGTTGTCGTCGAAGGAGCGTAATGGCTACCTACACGCCGCTCTCCACCCGCATCACCCAGAGCATCGCGGCCGCCGACGTCACCGACGCCGTGATGAACGACCTCACAGCCCTCGTCCCGAAGTTCGCGGCGATCAACAGGGCCACGACCGGGGAGCTACTCGCCGCGGTCGCCAACAAGAAGCTCCGAATCCTCGCGATGTGGTTCACGGTCGCCGCCGACGCGACGGTCGCCCTCAGCAGCAACACCGGCGGCACTGTCCTGGCCGGCGCGGCCACCATCAAGGCCGGGGGCGGTATCGTCCTCCCCTACAACCCCAAGGGGTGGATGGAGACCGCCGCCACGAACACCAACTTCTACGTCACGCTCGGTACGGCGTGCCAGATCAGCGGTTCCATCACCTACATCGAGGTCTAACACATGGCCCTTCCGGTTGGTATGACGTGGCTCCAGTACTACAATCAGCAGATCAGCCTCCTCGTCGCCCTTCGCGATATTTCCGATCCGATCCTCGACCATAAGTCGTGGCTCTCGGCCGCCGGCCTCACGGCCGCGAAGGCCGCGTTCAACACGCAGATCGCCAACGTGAAGACCGCGCTCGATGACGTAAACGCGGCCGTACAGTCCCTATGAAAATCACGATCGAGCACGACGACGGCAAGACCCAGGTCTTTCAGAACGTCACCGACGCGTACGTCTGCGTACGGCAGCTTGAGCCGATGCGTAGCACAACGAAGTTCGCGATTCTTCCGGAAACCAGAAGCTATTCGTGGGGATCGAACATGCGTGAGCTTGTGAAAGAACTCACTCAGTCGCTCACGGAACTTCAGGACTACCTACGGGGACGCATCGGTGCCGACTGTAGCAACTGACGTCATCTGCTGCTGGCCTGATACGGTTGCCTTGATTCCGGCGGGCTGGTCGCGGGAATCCAACCTGGATTCGTGCTATGTCCAGGGCGCGCCGGGCGGGCTCGACGGGGACCTCAGTACCTCTCGGGGAAATGCGAGCCACAACCACACCTCGCCAGCCCATACCCCCATCCAGAACTCGCACTTCCACAACTTCCAGACGACCTCCGGTCCCGACCTCACTCAGGCAGTCCGAGCCACTGGGTCTCTGGTTGCTTCGGAAACCCACACCCACGACATCAAGTCTTCGGCTACAGCCATCGCTACCAACATCGCCTCGACGATGACGGTGAACAACAGCACCGACAACCATCCTCCATACCGCAAGGTAATCTTCATCAAGTCTGGTGGAGCAGCCACTGGGATTCCGGCCGGGGCGTATGCGTTCTTCGTGTCCGACACCTTCCCTACCAACTGGGCGCGGGTCGAGCAGGACAACTACCTACTTGGGGCAGCGGCGGGTGCAGGAGGCTCAGGTACTGGGGGAGCGGTTACCCACATCCACACAGAGCCGGGCCACACCCACACCCAGAACTCACACAGCCACACGAACACTACCTCATATACCGAGGTTGGAACCGCGAACGTAGCGACCACGGGCGGCAGTGCAATCACGCTCAACACGACGAGCCACACGCACTCGGTCCAGATTGGGGCAGCCGCTGTCGCTACGAACCAGTCGTATACGGTCACCATCAACGCCACGAACCAAGAGCCCCTCTGGAAGAAGCTCAACATCATCAAGAACAACAACGCGGGCGCGGACTTTCCGACCAACATCATCTGTATGTGGGGCGGCCTAAACTCAGCAATCCCCGCCGACTGGTCCCGCTACACCGCGATGGACGGCTACTTCCTCAAGGGATGCGCGAACGACACCGAGGTAGGAGTAAATGGTGGTTCCCAAGCCCATAGCCACACGACCACCGGATGCGCGCCTACTCAGGACGGCCACGACCACGGTGGGGTGGGGACGGACCTGGGTGGCTCGGGGACCATCAGTCGAAGGACCGGCACTGGGGCTGCGGCCTCTCTTCCTGCCCATATCCACACCTGGTCGGTGACTACCAAGACCGCCACCAACAACTCCATCACTGTCGCTGTAGACGACTGCGCGTCCGAGGCGGCCTACCCGCCGTACCGACGCGTCATCTTCATCCAGTACTCACCGGCCGGGGCGGCCGTGACCCCATATCGCACCCTCATGGGCGCGGGCGTCTAGGAGAACCAAATGCCATTCCCGATCGCGGCGGTACTCGCCGGAGCCGGAGTTCTCGGTAGCATCATCGGCCTCTTCGGAAAGCGCAAGACCCCAATGAGCCCCGAAGAGCTCAAGAGGTTCTTCGGAACCGAGACGATCAGCAAGGAGACGCTCGACCTCTTCAATACGCTCATCACCTCACCGGTTGGGCAGAAGATGGCGCGCGACGCGCAGCTCGCGGGCGGGCGAATCAGCCAGAACATCCAGGACAGGATGGCGAAGGCGGGTCTTGGCGGAGAGGGCTCCTCGGGCATGACGTCGTTCGCGGCCGCTACCGGCGCGGAGGCCGGCACCGCGCTCGAGCTCCAGGGCCGGGCCCAGACGCTCGCGGGCGCCCTCGGGTCCGTGACCTCGAACGTCAACAACCGGATGGGGATCGCGGCCCAGGGCCGTATGCAGGAGGCCCAGACCCCGACGTTCGCAGAGAAGATCGGTGGCGCAATCACGGGCGGAGCCGGGGTCGGGCTCTCGATGCTGCCCGCGAAGACCGCGCCGGCCGGCGGCGCCGCGAGCTACACGGGCGGCGCGCTCCAGCAGTTCCAGAACTCGATGAGCACCCCGCAGTTCCTCCGAACCCCTGGGACTCCCCTGCTTCCGGACCTCGGAGGGTACAAGAACAACGCGCTCTCCCCGACCTTCGGGAAGATGTTCTCCAACAAGTCGCCGTACCGCTTCTAAGGAGCCCCAATGGCAGACCTCCAGAACACACTCCAGGGACAGAGCCTGACGGCCCCCACGAGCGCGACCCCGCAGGAAGTACCCGCCGACGAGAACGACCCAGAAGTGCAGCGCATTCGCGGCGTTTTCGGGCGGCTCTCCTCGATGATCGACCAGGGTCAGCTCCGGCTCAACGACGACGTCCGCAAGATGTTCGAGGAAGAGGCCTCGCGGCAGGAGGCCGAGCCGCAGGTCGCCCCGATGAACCCGCTCCAGGCCGCGGGCGCGGCCGCGATGGGGATCATGGGCTCCTCGCTCACCGGCCAGTCCGGGATCGCGGAGCAGGTCCTCTCGACCGTCGAGCAGCGGCGCCGCGAGTCGCTCGCGTCGCAGCAGACCCGGGTCGGCGGCCTGCGTGATCTCCACCTCTCGCGCCTCAAGGCCGAGGCCGACATGGCGCTCCGCTCGAACGACGTGAAGACCGCGCTCAAGAAGGAGGAGGAAATCGGGGCCCTCAACGCGAAGAATGCGAAGGACGAGCGCGCCCGCAAGGAGGAGGAGGGGAAGGTCGAGCACCAGCGCGCCCTCGAGAAGATCAGGGCGACGTACGGCGGGAAGGAGAGCCTCGCGCGACTCAACGCGGCCCTCAAGACCGACCAGCTCCAGTCGCTCTACAGCGTCCCGAAGCACGTCGCGCAGGCGATGGAGCGCCGCCGCATGGCGATCCAGACCTCGACCGACGCGTACATCCGGGCGCTCGGCGGCCTCGCGATGCTGACGGAGGCCAAGAAGGACGAGCTCAAGGCGCGGGAGAACGCCGACATGGACGCGTCCGACCGCCAGGTCCTCCAGGACTACGCGGACGGGAAGCTCACGCCCTCGACGCCCGGCGCCGGCGCCGCCGCCTCGCCCACCACGCCGGCCAGCCCGCGGCAGGGCAAGATCGACGCGATCCGCGCCGCCGCGACCGGAGGGTAACCCGTGGCCGACCCCCAGGGCTGGAAGCCGGTAGCACCCGAGCGCACCCGACCTGAGCCGCCCCCCGTAGCCCCCCCGAGCCCCCAGGGGCCAGTGGCCGGGCTGCGCTCGCTCTACCCCGAGCTCGAGGACCTAGATGACGAAAAGCTCATCAAGGGCGTCCACAAGGTCGACTTCGGGGACCTGACGGAGGAGCAGTTCCTCGTCGGGCTCGCGAAGACCTACGGCCCGGCCCCGGTCCCGCCCAAGGGACGGGGGGTCCTGTCGCAGCTCGGCCGCATGGTGAGCCCCGGAATCCCGGAGGCCCTCGCGGGCCTGAAGACCCCGGAGGCCGAGGCCGTGCGGGGAGCGGCTGGGGCCCTCGGGGGCGGGGTACTCAACACCCTGCGCGAGGGCTCGGAAGCCGTCGGGAAGCTCATGTACCTCCCGACCGCGGCCCTCCCGGCCGGGGCCCGGAAGAGCCTCAAGAAGGCCACCGGAATCGAGACGGGTCCAGCCCAGGCCGTCGAGGCCCTCCCGCGCGCGGCGGCCGAGGTCGGGTCGCTGTTCGCCGGCTACAAGGCCGAGCAGGCCCTCGGGCGCGGGCTGGCGGAGGCCGGCGCGGCCGCGTGGCAGCGCGCGGCGGCCGCGGGCGCCACGTACGGCGGCACGTACGAGGGCATCCTCGGGACCCTGAAGGGCGAGGACCCCCAGCAGCTCGTGTCGAACGTCGCCCAGGGCGTCGTGGCCGGCTCCCTCATCGGGGCCGGGCTCCACGCCGGCGGCGAGGCCGCGGGCCGCCAGCTCCGCTACTGGCTCGGAACCCCGGCCGCGCCGCTCGAGGCCTCGGTGGCCGAGCGCCTCGGGACCAAGCCCGTTCCGGAGCCGGTCGAGCCGCACCCGGTCGAGCTCCCGCCGGCCGGCCCGCCGCGCACCGTGACGGAGCCCCCGGCCGGCCAGTACCCCGGCCTCGGGCCGGAGCCGAACACCATCGAGGGACGCGTTCCCGGCCTCCAGGGAGCCGCCCCCATGCCTCCCCCCGAGGGCCCGGCCGCGCGCCTCGCCCCCGAGGGCCGAATGGTAGAGGCGCCCCGCGCGCCCCAGCAGCCGCTGGAGGTCGTAGGGCCGCTCGAGCAGCCCCGGCCGGCCGCCGGCGCCGCCGTGCTCGAGCCCACCGCAGTCCCGCCCGGACCGCCCGTAGCCCCCCTCGGGGTCACGGCCGAGGGCCCGCTGCCCGCCGCGCCGCCCCAGAGCGTCCCGGGGCTCCAGAGCCCGATCGAGCAGGTCCTCCCGGAGCGCCCCCCGACTCCCCCGGCCGCAGCGCCGCTTGAGCCCTCGGCGGCGTTCGGGGGAGCCCGCACGGTCCAGCCCGCGGACCCCGCGGCGTTCGTCGCGGCCGTGCAGGCCGTGAAGGACGTCCCGACCCGGACCGGGAACACGGTCGGAAGTATGCTGACGCCCTACACGGCCGAGGACCTCGCGGGGAAGGGCGCGAAGACGTACCTGGCCCCCGACGGGAAAACCGGTTTCGCGCTGATCCCCCGAGAGGATGGCGGGCTCGAGCTCGCGTCGCTCTTCAACGCCGGAAGGCCGGGGGCCGGAGCGATCGCGGCCCAGGACGCCGTAGACATGGGCGCGACCCACCTCGACGTGTTCGACCCGTACCTCCCGGACTTCTACAAGCTCTTCGGGTTCAAGGAGTACCGCCGGGAGCCGAACTGGACCCCGGGCGGACCCGACGTCGTCTACATGCAGCGCCCGAGCTCGAACCTCCGGGGCGCTACCGACGCCCCGCTCCCGGGGCCCGGGCACTGGCGCGAGTTCACGGAGCTCGCCGACCGCAACATCGTGGCCGCGAAGGCCCGAATCCTCGAGCGCCAGCAGGCGCGCGTCGCGTCCGGAGAGATCAAGGGCGTCCAGACGGACTTCTACAACCTGTTTGCCGGTGAGGGCGGCTACATCGACCCCGCGAACATCCGCGACGCCGCGATCATCGGAGCGAACTACATTCTCCGGGGCGCCACGAAGTTCGCGGACTTCTCGACGATGATGCTTCAGGACTTCGGGGAAGCCGTTCAGCCCCACCTGAACCGCCTCTACCAGAGCGCGCTCGCGATGCACAACTCGCGCGGGACCGTCGGGAACGACTACTCGCGCGTCATCGCGTCGCACTACATGGACGAACTCGGGGGCGGGCTTCCGCCGGTCGCCCGAGACTTCCTCGAGTTCCGCAACTCGTGGGGCAGGGACATCGCGTCCCTCTACAACAAGCTCCCGGAGAAGGACCCAAGCGCGAAGAAGCACTACGACGCGCTGAAGAACGAAGTGAAGCGCCAGTTCAAGAAGGCCCAGGACTCCGGAATCAACTTCGTGTTCGAAGGGACCGGAGACCCGTACAGGGGATCGGTCGAGAGCCTGAACCGGGACCTGCGGGAGAACAACACGATCCGGCTCCCGAAGACTCCGGACGACTACTCCCACCCGTTCATGAGCCCGGAGGACAACGACATGCTGCGCGCCGTGCACGACCTGTTCGGGCACTCCGCGAGCGGCTACGGATTCGACACCCGCGGCGCGTACAACGCGTGGCTCGCGCACAGCGAGCTGTTCTCGAACATGGCGATCCCGGCCCTCGCGACCGAGACGCTCGGGCAGACCGCGTCGGTCCGCTTCGGAAAAATCCTCTCGAAGGAGGCCTCGGAGGCCCGTCCGTTCACGCTCGCGAAGCCGAAGGGCGCAATCCTCCCGGAGAAGGAGTTCTCGGGCATCATCGAGGCCCGCGGAAAGGGCAAGGTCTACGACTCGCTGAGCGCCGGGGCCCCGACCACGAGCACCGAAAGGGTCTCGACCACCCACGTCGCGCGGCGGCTCACGAAGGGGGTCCCGAAGGCCGCGGACCTTGTGGAAGCGCGCTCGCGAGCCGAGTCCGACATCCTCGAGAACGTCAAGAAGTACATGGACGCGAACCCGAAGGCCGCGGTCTGGTACCACGACGACATCGCGGCGTTCGAGAAGAACGTCCAGAAGGAGTTCCCGCACCTCCTCGGCAACCCCGGGGGACTCGGGGTCTACAAGATGGTCACGGCCATCACAAGCCCGACCCGCAAGCCGATCCTCAACGTCGACACCGCGTCGCGCGTCTGGGACCACTACTCCCGCACCGGCAAGGTTCCGATCATCGCGCGCCTCGGGCAGGAGCTCGGCCGCAACGTCCGCCCGTCGCTCACGAAGGTTTCCAAGCTCGTCCAGGAGCACGGCGGTGAGCAGCAGCTCGTCGACTACCTCCTCACGAAGAACGAGAAGGGGGTCTACAACGCGGTCTCGGAGTTCGGTCCGAAGGTCGGGCGGTTCTGGCTCAACCTGATGGGCATCCACGACGAGGTCACGGTCGACGTGTGGATGACGCGCTGGTGGCACCGGCTGATGGGCACCCCGTTCGACAAGAACGGCGTGCTGATTGACGCGCCCGTGAACGACGAGGAGGGAGAGGTTATCCGCGCCACGATCATCGACATGGCGAACCAGCTCGGGATCGACCCCGACGCTCTCCAGGCCGTACTGTGGGACCGCGAGAAGCGCCTGTGGCGGGAGGCCGGCGCGCGCGACTCCGGGGACCTCGCGTTCGCGGCCGCGAGCGAGATCGTGTTCAAGAACCGGGCCGAAAGCCACGCGAAGGCCCCGGGACGCTTCATCCCGCCGCCCGAGCAGGGCGCGCTCGCGCTCGGGGCGGCTGCCCCGGAGCCCATGATCGCCCCGGCGGACCTCCTCAAGAAGTCGCTCGCGAAGAAGCCGCCGGCCGGAAAGGCGCTCTGGGAGCAGGTCGTAGCGCTCTACTCGAAGCGCCCCCTCGGGAAGGGTGAGCTCGCTGTCGTGAAGCCCGCGGACGGGTCGTTCCTCGAGCCCGCGTACGTGGTCCCGGACGGACGCGTGATGCGGCTCGGGACCGACACCCACCACGAGCTCGCGGAGGGGGCGTACAAGAAGCTCAAGGTGAAGTACGAGGGCGACGCGTCGGTCGCCTTCCAGCGCGAGGGCATGATCCGCGTGAACCCGGGGATGGACAACTTCGCCGTGAGCATCGGGAAGGCCCCGACTCCGGAGCAGGTCCAGACGATCGCGCGCCAGTACAAGATGCACCAGGAGCACGGGAACGAGGCCGGCATCACGGCCGAAATCTACACGGAGTCCGGCGGCCTGTGGCCCTCGAACATCATCGAGGCGAAGACGTTCGGGGAGTTCCAGCGCGGAATCGAGGACACCTACAAGTGGAACGACACGGTCCAGAAGATGGTCACGACCGTGAAGCACATGGTCACGAGCCCGAAGGACGTCGGGCTCTCGAAGGGCCGCACGATGCTGTGGCTCGCCCCGAACGGGACCCTGATCGCCGCGAAGGACGGGCGCCACAGCATGGTGGCCGACCAGATGCTGAGGGGCGCCGGAGTCACGGCCCCGCCCACGATCGGCGCGAACAACGGGTCGAACCAGACGCTCCTGAACCTCGGGTTCATCCGGGTCCAGGCGCGGGGAGAGCTCAACGCCGAGCTCACGTACCGCCCAACCAACGAGCAGACGAGCATTATCCTTGAAATCCTCCCGAACACCACGTTCGGGGTGGGCAACGCCGTAAGCCCGCGCGGGACGTTCTCGAGCATCATCGCCGACACGTGGCCGAAGTTCCAGCGCATGTGCGTCGAGCTCCCGTACCGGTTCCAGCGGGCGGGCGAGGGCCGGGCCCTGCCGAAGGGATACGGGCCGGAGGAGCCGGCCGCCACGAGGGGTACCCAATGACACCGCTCCCGGTAGAACCGTTCGTAGAGGCGGCACGAGGCCTCGGTCGGGGATTGAGCCAGGCATTCAGGGGCATCGCGGAGAGCGCGGTGCCGGAGGCCGGGGCGCGCGGTACCGCGGCGGCGCCCGCGATCCTCGAGCGGGCCCTGAAGCGTATGCCGGCGGCCGGCGAGCTCCCGGCTGGCGTGCGGGAGGCCGGGCTCGATGTCCCGTTCGCGGGCCCCGAGTCGATGCGCCGCGCGAGCCGTACGGTACCGGCGCCCGCGACCCGCAAGACGATCGCCGACATCACGGACGACGCGAAGGTCTGGCTCGGGAGCCTGTTCCTCGGCGAGGCCGGGCTCCCGAAGAAGATGCGCGAGGACTTCGGGGAGACCCGCGCGTTCGAGCGCCGTATCCGCGAGCAGGTCGAGCTCGAGCTCAAGGATGACGTCTTCAAGCCGATCTCCGGACTGGGGCGCCAGACGTACGCGAAGGCGCGCCAGCTCTCGGACTTCATGGTGAACGCGGACCGGCTCGCGCAGATCGCACACAACAAGGTGGACACCGTCGACGGGCTGACGAAGGCCGAGCTCGAGGGTGCCGTGCCCCGCCTGTGGGCCGCGCTCGATGGCGACACGAGGGCGGTGCACGAGTCTGTCCGCCAGAAGTACGACGACGCGTTCGAGACCGCGGTGGAGCGCGGGTGGGTCAGCGAGGAGAGCCGCAACGAGGCCTACTCCCCCATCAAGAGGATGGCGATGGTCCTCGATGCGGTCTCGAAGGACCGCGGGGAAGAGGGCGTGATGTCGGAGCCGCTCGTGCAGTTCCTGCGCCGCGGACACGAAGGCGGACACCGGAACACCGACGCCGTAACGCTTCTCTCGGACTACCTCTCGGTAGTGCGGCGCCGCGTCGCGGAGGAGGACCTCCTCACGAAGGTCCTGAACGACCAGACCATCAACTTCACGGACCGCTCGGAGATCAAGGCGATTCGGGAGGCCGGCGGGCCGCTGCCCCCGGGGCTCGCGTACTACGTCCCGAGGCCCGGGAAGATCGGCTACATGGGCGCGAAGGACCCGATCCAGCAGGCGATGGACGGAGCGATCGACGGGCTCACGGCCCGCCAGACCGCCGCGATGAAGCGCGCGCGGGCCAACGAGCTCGCGAGGGGCTTCGTGCTCCCGAAGCGCGTCGCGGAGGCGCTCGAGAACTTCAACCCCCGAATCCCCGGCGAGTCCGAGAACCGCATCTACCGCGGCGCCCAGGCCTTTACCCGCATGTTCACGAGCTACAACCCCGCGGTCACGTCCGTGAACTTCGTGTCGGACCACGCGCTCGCGCTCACCACGCTCGCGGCCGAGGGCGGCCCCGGCCGGGTGCTCGGGTTCCTGCGCGAGTGGCCCGACGCGTTCGGGTCCGCGATCGGAGGCGTGTTCTTCGGGAAGGGCGGCCGGAAGTACGCGCGCGCGCTCCACGAGGGCCTCGCGTCCTCGACCTTCACGTACGACGTGGGAGGCGCCCCGGTGTCGGGCATCCTCAAGGAGCTCCACGAGACCGACAGCCGGAACCTCCTGAAGAAGGCCGTCCCGGGCGCGCTCCAGTTCCTCGCGAATCTGCGGCAGGCCGGGGAGCTCACCCCGAAGATCGCGGCCGGGGAGGAGGCCCTGAAGCGCCTGGGAAACCTCGCGGAGTACGGGCGCGTGGGCCGCAACATCACGGTCGACTTCTCGAAGGGTCCCGCGATCATGCGGAACCCGACCGCGCGCTTCATGGCCCCGTTCTACACGTTCTTCGGGGCCGTGACCCCGAAGATTCTTGCGCTCTCGACCGACAAGAGCACGCGGGGCACGATGCTCGCGGGAATCGCGGCGGTGCCGACCGCGATCATGATGTGGAACTACCAGGACGACGAGTTCGCCGCGGTCGAGCGCTCGCTTCCGGAGTTCGAGCAGCTCGGACTCCACGTGATCGTGGCAGGGCCAGATGGGCGCCCGCTCAAGGACCCGACCGGAAAGCCTGTCGTGAAGCGCATCCAGTACTGGGTCCCGGAGCAGGTCGCCAGCATGTTCGGGCTCGGGAACCTTCCGAGCCGTCTCCGGCGTGTCACCGAACGCTACCAGACCCCCGCCGAACTTGCGGGATCGGTCGCGGCGGGCGCCGGTCGCTTCTGGGCCGGGTCCCTGATGCCGGCGCGCATGGCGATCGAGATGGGCTACAAGCGCAATCTCCTCACCGGTCAGGAGGAGAGCGGGTCGGACCTCGTGACCGGGCTGGTCCCGCAGGTACGCATGACGCGGGAGCACATCCTCGCCGCGAAAACGTGGGGCCAGAAGGAAGCCGCGAAGCGGACGATGTCGGCCCTCGGGGGAATGACCCAGACTTCGATCACCCGCACCGGGCCCGGCATCAAGAACGCGGCTCTCGTCGACGCGAAGCGCGACTTCGACGACGCCAACATGAGGGTGCGGTCGCTCCTGATTAACGGAGAGACCGCGAAGGCCGAGGAAGCAATGAAGAGGCGCGATAAGGCACGCGACCGGCTCGCGCGCGTCGCTGGTGTAGCGCAGGCGCAGCAAGAGGAGCGCGACCGTGAACGGCGGTAGCGGCGACGGCTCCGGAACACGAACCGCCACAAGGAGAACGCTGTGGACCTCACTCTGATCCTCAACCAGGCCCTCGCGGTGGGCATCGCGCTCGTCGTCGGGTACCTCCTCAAGAACAAGACGTCGCTCAACAACCAGGCGATCCCGATCGTGAACTTCCTGCTCCAGTTCTTCGGAAGGCTCGCGCTCGAGATCAAGCCGGCCGAGGCCGGCATCTTCAGCGTGATCGGGGCCGCCGCGTACAGCGTCCTGTTCGAGTCGGCCGCAACCACGGTCCTCGCGAGCGGTATGCAGTCGAGCGCGAAGGCCACGGGCCGCACGTTCTTGAGCGTCCTGAAGTTCATCCTCGCGCAGCGCGCGGCCGCCGCGGCCCAGAAGATCGCGGACAAGACCCCGCCGCCGCCCCTTCCGCCCATGTAACTCTATGGTTTAGAAGGGGTTAAGGGGTAGGGGGCGGGCCCAGGCTCGCCCCCGAACTTTTCCTCTTGACACGGGCCGGGGCGTGTGCTACATTTCCTTCTGCGGGTCGTGGTACCGACCCACCTACCTTTGACGGGTGGTGTAGCGGAAGCACAGGTGGCTTTGACCCATCCAGCGCTCGTTCGAACCGAGCCCCGTCAGCCAGACTTCATTGGGAAGTAGCGCAGCCCGGTCAGCGTACCTCCTCGGGATGGAGGTGGTCGCGGGTTCGAATCCCGCCTTCCCAACCAGTTTACGGAGAGGTCGTCTAGCAGATAAGACTCTCGCTTCGGACGCGAGCTAACGCAGGCGCGAATCCTGCTCTCTCCACCAGTTTCGGGCGGTCGGCTAACAGCCAAGCCCCTCGCCCTGGAAGCGAGCCAATCGCGGTGCGAATCCGCGCCACCCGACCAGGAGAAGAAATGGCACGTCGTGTCAATCCGAAGATGCGTGCCGACGCGCGCCGCGAGAAGGAAACGGTCTCCCACGAGGCCGGCGAGACCCGAGCCTACGAGAAGGCCGAGAAGGAAGACAAGTCCCTCCACAAGGTCGTGAAGAAGGCGATCAAGGTGATGAAGGGCAAGAAGAAGTAGGAGGCGTGCCGGAGCGGTAACGGGACGGTTTGCTAAACCGTAGCCGCGCTCAACAGCGCGCCGAGGTTCGATCCCTCGCGCCTCCGCCAGTTTTGTCCGCGAGTGAAAGTCGCGCGCGTGCCTGCAAAGCACGCCTACCCCGGAGCGTTACCGGGCGCGGACTCCAGAAGGCCAGTGTGGTGTCGACTCGAGCCATGCCCCCTGTCGACGGGGAGGGTGTCAAGCCACAATCGGGTCCCAAGTTTCGGAAGGCTGCGCGAATGGTAAGCGGACGGTCCCGAAAACCGTAGCACACGGCATGTACCGTGTTGGGCGTTCAACTCGACCCGCCTTCCTCCAGTTTCACGCCTCCTGTAGCTCACCGGTAGTAGCGGCTGCCTGAAGAGCAGCGCGTAGGCGGTTCGATTCCGCCCGGAGGCGCCAAGCATAGCTCCTTAGCTCAATCAGGAGAGCGCCGCTCTTACAAAGCGGAGGCACTCGGAGCAAAGCCGAGAGGAGCTACCAACGTACGGACCCTGTGGTGTAGTGGTAGCACAGCGCGCTGTCAACGCGCAGGGCGGGGATCGTAACCCCCAGAGTCCGCCATCTACGGCCGTCCGAAGAGGGGGTGATACCTCGTGTTCGACTACAGCCTCTTCGCTCTCCTCGTGCGGTTCCTCTTCGTCAACTGCGGGCCGGAAGTCGTCGTCGACCCGTAACACATTCGGGCCATCGTCTAGCAGACAGGACCTCGCCCCTTCAAGGCGATGACGCCGGTGCGATTCCGGCTGGCCTGACCAAGAGAGATCGGCCCCCGGCGCGCCGGGGGGTCGTAGCCGGCCCGCGATCGGGGTCGCCCCTTCCGCCAATCGACATGGTGGCCGTGGTGTAGCGGAAGCACGTCGCGCTGTGAACGCGGCAGGATGGGTTCGAACCCCGTCGGTCACCCCATCTATCGAAAAGTGTGATGTAGTATGTGCCAACTGCCATGCAGTTCGCACACACAAACGAAAAGTTTCGGCGCACGTCGCGTAGCGGCAATCGCCTCCGGCTGTAAACCGGATGCCTCCGGGCTTCGCAGGTTCGAGTCCTGCCGGCGCCACCAGATATGGGGATGTGTGAAAGGTCACACGGCTGCCTTGCAAGCAGCCCTCGCGGGCGCGATACCCGACATCTCCACCAACTTCGGGGCTCTAGCTTAACTGGCAGAGCGAGCGGCCCTTACCCGCTCAGGTCTCGGTTCGAAGCCGAGGGGCCTCACCAAGTTTCGCCGCTCTAGCTCAAGTAGAGTGCGGGGCCTTTACCCCCGGCGATGCGCGTAGCCATCCGCGCGGGCGGCACCAGCTTTATTCACTCGTAGCTCAGCGGCAGAGCCGCCGGCTGTTAACCGGCTGCGCGTAGGTTCGAGTCCTACCGAGTGAGCCATCTTTGGCGGGTCATTCAGCGGCCAGGATACTCGGCTCTGACCCGAGGCACGAAGGTTCGAGTCCTTCCCCGCCAGCCAAGTAGGACCGGAGATAGGGGTTCGAGTCCCCGGCCGGCTGCGGGGCCCCGCGGTCGGCATAGCTCAACTGGAAGAGCACCGGTCATGAGTTTCGCCCTCTCGTCTAGTAGCCCAGGACGCCGGCCCCTCAAGCCGGAAACACGGGTGCAATCCCCGTGAGGGTGACCAGCAGTGCCCTCGGCGTTGGACGCGGGCCGCCCTCGTAGCGCGGCCTCCCCGAGTTCGACTCTCGGCCAGGGCTCCAGCTTACGCAGTGTGCGTACGATCGTACGCAGAAAGCATACGTTCGTGCCGCTCTAGCTCAGTCGGCAGAGCACCCCCTTGGTAAGGGGGAGGTGCCGGGATCGTAGCCCGGGTGCGGCTCCAGAAGTGCCCTCGTTGCGCGTGTGGACGCGCACCGACCTTGTAAGTCGGTCCCAGCGAGTTCGACTCTCGCCGTGGGCTCCAGACGTTGCGGGTGATCCAGGATCGGCCAGGTCTCATACGCCAGGCTCGACGCGTGCGACTCGCGTACCCGCTACCAGAAACGCGATCATCGTCCAGCGGTAGGGCCTCGGTCTTCCAAACCGACGACGCGGGTTCGATTCCCGCTGATCGCTCCAGATTCGCGGGCATGGTGTAGCGGTAGCACGCTGCCTTGCCAAGGCCGAAGTCGCGGGTTCGAATCCCGCTGCCCGCTCCAGCTCATGGCCCTCTAGCCCAACGGCAGAGGCACGCGCCTCAGAAGCGCGCCAGTCAGGGTTCGAATCCCTGGGGGGCTACCAGAACACATCGTCGAGTGGCGGAATCAGCAGACGCGCACGGTTGAGAGCCGTGTGGGCGCGAGCTCGTGGGGGTGCAAGTCCCCCCTTGACGACCAGATTTCGGCCTGTAGCCCAACGGCAGAGGCGGCGGCTTCAAACACCGCACAGTGTCGGTTCGAATCCGACGAGGCCGACCAGACGTACGCATCGCGGACCGGCGTCCAGGCGGGCCTCCAAAACCCGCCGAGCGGGGATCGACACCTCGGCTTTGCGCCAGTACTGCCCTTGTGTCGCTGGACGACCACCGACCTTCTAAGCCGGTTTCCGCGGGTTCGAGTCCCGCCGAGGGCCCCTTCGTGACGCACGCCGACACCATCGCTATCATCATCGCGCTGATCGCAAGCCTCCCGACCCTGATCGTTGTGATTCTCCAGGCCCGCAAGAGCGTCAAGAACGTGACCGCTACGGCGGAGAAGCTCCAGGAGATTCACGTGCTCGTCAACAGCCGGCTCTCCGATGCGCTCACGAAGATCGCGATCCTCGAAGGGCGCCTCTCGGACGCGCTCGATCGCGAGCACGGCACGAAGTAGACACCGGCCCTGTCGCCAACCGGACAGGCACCGCGCCTCCTAAGCGCGGAACAGTGTGGGTTCGACTCCCACCAGGGCCTCCAGATTTCTCCTCGTAGCTCAGTAGGACAGAGCGCGATCCTGCGAAGATCGAGGCCGCACGTTCGATCCGTGCCGAGGAGACCACATACAGAGTGTGACGTGGTGTGCGCCAACTGCCACCGCATCCGTACATGGACGAAAAATCAACATACGTCACGTCCTCGTAGGCCAGCAGACAGACCGCCGGGCTTCGAACCCGGATGACGCGGGTGCAACTCCTGCCGAGGACTCCAACTTTCGTGGGATCGTCTAGTGGTAGGACAGGCCGCCGATAACGGTCAAGCTAGGGTTCGATTCCCTGCCCACGACCATTTTCAGAAGGAGGATCACATGACAGACCTTTCGTAGCTGCGCTAGACGCAGCAGGAGGACGTCATGGACCTCAAGATCAAGAAGATCAAGGTTGGGGGCAACAGCAAGAAGGCGCGACAAAGCGCCCACAACAGGCTCACCAGGAAGTACGAACGGCAGCGCGTGCGGACCGAGAACCGGAAGGCCCACGCGGTGCTTAGGCGCCTCGGGCTCTCCTGGTAGATACCGCGCCCCGCGGGCCGCACCAAGGCTTCGCGGGGCGTTTCTATCTGGGGGAACGATGATCTGGTACCTGTTCGAGCTCCTGTTCGGGAAGAAGCACCACCGCCACCGCCATCACGGCCGGCGCCACCCGGTCCGCCTCACGCTCCGCAACGTGAGGAGCGACCAAACCATCACGGTCCGCTTCAGGACCGAGGGGCATAACTAGCATGGCACGCTTCACGCTCATCAACGTCCAGGCCGACCACATCCTCGAGGCCACGTTCAAGGCCCTCGTCGCGCTCTTCACGATCACCGTCAACGCCGGCCCCGGCGGAACCGTCTCGCCCGGAACCACGCAGGTCGCGGGCGGAACCGACATCACGTTCGAGATCACGCCCGACGCTGGCATGATGCTCGACAAGATCACCCTCGACGGCACCGAGGTCTCGCCCGACCCGGCGTCGCTCTACAAGCTCGTGCGCTAACCCGCCCGAACGCAAAAACCCCCGGAGCCGTGAGGCCCCGGGGGTTCTTTGTTTCTGGCTAATAGCCGGCGGGAGAGAGCAACTGCCTCGCGAGCTCCTTCGCGTCTTCCTCCGTGAGGTAGATGTCGAACGTCGGGAACGAGACCCTCGCGAACCACGGGGGGCATCCCTGACGGATTCCCGGCACCACCTCCTTCGACGCGTCGAACACCGCGATCTGGCTCATGAGCCCACCGAGATAGACGTGCCTGACGTGCGCGAACACTACTGGTGCGCCGCGATGTTGAGGAACGGCACCGGCGCGCTCCCGTACATGTTGACCGGCAGCTTCCCATCCCACTTCGAGATCGCCTGGAGCCGCACGTACTCCGCGCCGCCCTGGTTCTGGATCGCGCGTGCCTGAATCTCGATCGACTTCGCCTCGGCCTCCGCCCGGTTCAGGCGCTGCTCCGACTCGAACCGCACGCGATCGAGGTCGTTCTCCGCCTTCAGCGCGAGCTGCGCGGCCGTGACCTTCGCCTCGATCGCGTTCGTGAACTCCTCCGTGAACTGGAAGTCCGTGAGGCTCACGGCGTCGACCACGATGTTGTGGGTCGCGAGCCGGTTCTGAATCTCCATAACGAGCTCGACCTTCGCCTCGTTGCGTCGAGCGATCAGGTCCTCCGCGCTGAAGCGCGCGGTCACGGCCTTCAGGGCTTCCTGGACCGCGGGGTCGATGATCCGGTTCTTGTACGCGTCGCCAACCGTCTTGTAGAGGATCGAGACGCCCTCGGGGCGCACGTAGTAGTTGAGCGCGACGTTCGTCCAGACCTGCTGGAGGTCGTGGCTCACGGCCGTCGCCTTGTTGACCTCCTCCTTCTGGACCTGCACATCAACCGCGTGGACCGACTCGATCAGGGGCACGACCGCGTAGATTCCGGGCTGGAGCACCCGCCCGGTCGTCGCGCCGAACTGGAGCACGACCCCCCGCTCGCCGGCCCCGAGCGCCCCGAACGACGTCATCAGGAGCCCGGCGACGATCAGCGCCACGACGCCCGCCACGATCGTAGGGATGTGGATACCGGGGACCTCGACCTCGACGTTCTGGGGCTTGCCCTGCATGTCGTACCGGACCGTCGTCTCCTTGATGACGCGCTTCACCTTCGACGCGAACGCGAGCCCGATCAGGGCCAGCACCACGAACTTCAGAACGAACAGCAGCACGCTTCCTCCTCCGTAGCGGGCGTTAGCCCAGGTGATACAGCTTGTCCCTAATCTCCATCAGCACCTTCATCGCCTCGCGGCGCCACAGGGCCTCGTGATCGGGCAGATGGTGCAGGCAGAATCCGGAACTTCCAAACGCGGGGTTGTCGCACGCGTGGAGTTTCAGATTCAAGTCGTACCACAGGTCCGCGCAGGTCTGCGATCTACCGCCTGATCCACCAGAAGATGTCGCAGCAGTACCACTCGAACACACGGCTCACCTCCCCTTGTTCCGGTCCCCCACGAGCAGGATCATCTTCGTGAGGAGCTCCGCGGTCGCCTTCGCGTCCGAGAGCGCGGTGTGGGCCTCCGGGTTCTCGACCCCGTAGTACCTACAGAGCCGCTCGAGCTTCGTGGTTCCGCCCGGCTGCGGCGCGATCCCCGTGAGCTTCAGGAACAGCGCGATCGTCTGGGTGTCGAGCAGCCGGTACGAGAACCTGCGGTCGAGGCGCTGTTGCCACGTCGCCCACCGCAGCTCGGGCTGCTCACCGGCCGCGGAGCACGCCGACCACACCTCGTAGGCCTGCTCGTGCGAAAGCCGGTAGAGGCGCTTCAGGAACCCGTAGTCAAACTGCACGTTGTGGCCCGCGAGCGTGATCGGGCCCTCGCTCCAGTGGGACGCGAGGAACCCCTCGAGCGCCCGAACCGCCTCCAGCGGCCGGAGCCCGTCGTACGGGAGCCGGGTGACGTCGATCTTGTTGACCGCGAGCGCCTCGGGGGTCGCGATAATCTCGGGCTCGTTGATCTTCAGCTCAATCGAGCCCACGATCTCGCCCTCGTCCCACGCAACGCCCCCAATCGTCAGGAGGCTGTGCGCCGCGGGATCGAGCCCGCCGGTCTCGGTATCGAATACGAAGAGCTTCACGGCTTCCCTCCCCCGATCGAGTTTGCGCTGCATGTAGCCCACGAGTTCCTGGATCGCGGACGTCCCGCGGAACTGCGCGGAGATTTCCTCGCTGATGTGATTCGTGACGCGCGTGAGGAGCAGCGGGCCCTCGTGCTCGAGGATCACCCGGTAGCCCCTCACGGCATGAACTCGCACACGCGGTTGATCCAGCCGGCGATGAAGACCGAGAGCGAGCTGTTCTGCGACACGAGCGCGCCGTACGCCTTGAGCCGCAGCTTCAGAAGCGCGTCGTACGTGTGCTGGCCCCCGTCGGCCGCGGCCCGCACGGTCTTCGGCCCGAGAATCCCGTCCTCAACCGCACCGCACGCGCGCTGGAGCCACAGGATCGCGCGCCCGCGCCCGTTGTTGACCGCGGTATCGACTACAAGCTCGAAGAGCGGAGAATCGAGGCGATCGAACCCGGGCCCCACGATGTAGCGGTTGAGATAGATCATCGAGGCCTCGTCGCGCGTGAGGGCCTTCACGTTCGCGGCCGTCTGCGGCGCCCCCCTGACCTCCGAGAGGTCGGCGAGCGTGATGCCGTAGTTCGTGGGGCCACCCGGGTCGTTCGGGTGGTTCGTGTAGCCGCCTTCGCGCCGGATGATGTTGTCGACGACGAGCCTGATCCGGTCACTCATCGGTACTGGCATTACGGTCCTTTCGAGCCCGCCTCTCGACGGACAGCGCGACGCGCGCGAACCTCGCGGCGCCGCTCTTGAGGTGGGTGAACCTCGAGGCCTCCCACTTCCCGAGGGCCTCGGTCGTGAGGTCCGGCCGCGCCTCCCCGAAGACCCGCGCCTCGATGTACATCCCCCGGAGCCACGTGATGAGGTAGTCGCGGTTCCGGCCCATCACCTGGTTCTGGGGCTTGAGGCCCGCGCGCCTCATGACGCGCATCACGTAGTGGCGGAAGCACCGGTCGGAGCTCGGGAGCTTCGGGTGACCGCACGAGATACACCCTCCGCCCGCGAGCGTCTTCTGCTGCCACCGGTACTGGCGGCTGGTCTGACTACTCGGCATTGGCGTCCTCCTGGAGCCGCGTACTTGCTACCCTCGAGAGCACCCGCACGACCCACCCCCAGAACGGCTCGCGGACCGCGAGGGCGCAGATCAGCTTGACCTCGTCCCGCGGGATCGTGGACGTCGCGTACGGGCCCCGCGCGTGGTAGTAGGCGTCGCTCGCGATGTCGTTCATCCTGACCCCGAGGCGCGCCTGAGCGGCGACCTCGAGGTACGCGGCACACAGGGCCTCGAGCTTCTCGATGTCGTCCGCGAGCTTGCGCTGGGTCTTCTCGGCGTCCCTGAAGGCGTCCGCGGTCTTCTCCCGCAGCGCCTTGATGGGCATACGCGCGAGCTCGGAAGCGGGGATCACGCGTACACTTCGCAGTCGCGCCGCGCGCGCTCGTGCACGACCATGTCGAGCGTCTCCGCGTAGCCCGCGATGTCAACCCGGTTGTCGCGCTTCGGGCAGTTCGTCTCGCGGCTGAGCTTCACGCAGATCAGAATCTTCGCGACGTCCTCGGCCGTGAAGTCCGCCTTCAGCTTGTGCTGGAACATCGCGTTCAGCATCCCAGCCGTGCGCCCGAAGTCGTCGAGCGGGTGCCCGTAGTTCTCGCCGCGCGCCCCGTGCACGAGCGCGTCCGCCTCGAGCGCGACGCTGGACTGGTTGGCCGCGACTCGCGGCTCGCAGCACTGCGGGTACAGGATCGGGGCCACCATAAGGTCGACCGCATTGAGCTTGCTGGGGTCACCGTCAACCGGAATGAGCCGCCCCGGCCTCGGCTCGGGCACGTTGTAGCCGACGTAGTTCCGCGGCCCGTCGGTAGCCGGCATCCCTCTCTCGCACATCCTAAGCACCTCCTGGGTGGTCCGGCGCCACAGGCGCCAGGTCTCGGGGTCCTCCGAGCACATACGCTCGGACTTCCTCAGCTCACGGAGCGCGTTCGCCGCAACGAACAGCCCGCAATTCCCCTCTACCGTCATGGGCACGGTGTAGTCCTCTCTTCGATCTCTTGCCGCAGGTAGAGCGCAAGGTCGAGGGCCTCCTGGTACGCGTCGAGCAGCGCGTCGCGCCCGTTGTTGGCCCGGAGCCGCTCCCCGTACTTCTTCTCCCCCATCTTCACCCGCGCGACGATGTCGGCGATCACGAGCGGCGCGACCTCCGGGCCCCGCCCCGAGGGCTCCGGCTGCTCATCGGCCACGAGCTTCAAGGCCGGTGGGTACCCGGGTAGCTGCACGATTTTGAACTTCTCGTCGTACCGCTTCCTGCCTTCAGCGAGCTCCCGGGCCATCCGCACCTCCGGGTCCTCCGGCGGATTACGCGGCGAATCCAAACTCGGCCTCCTTCACTAGGTTGCCCCACGAGGCGCCGGGCCACCCGACCTCGACGTCGACGGGGCAGAAGAACCCGGGCGCGACCTGCGGGAACTCCCGCTGCATGATGGCGCGGCCCTCGGCAATGGCCCCGACGACCGCGGACTTCGGGACCTGCCCGAGGATCGAGTCGTGGGTCGTGGTCGTGAATCGGCCTCCCCGCCGCCGCAGCATGTCGGACATCGGGCGCATGACGTCCCAGATCATGTCGGCCACGGTGCTTTGGGGCTGGTTGTCCTTCGCGGCCGGGATGTCGCGCGTCCCGCCGTAGAAGAACCGGACGCGCCCGAACGGGTTCACGAGGTACCCCTGCTCGACCGCGAGCGTGCCCTGGGTCGTGAGGTACGAGAACGCGTCGGGGTAGAGCTGGTACAGCCTGTTCTGGACGCGCTTGCACTCCGCGACCGGCACGAAGATGTGGTCGTTCCGCTTGATCGTGTCGCTGATCGTCGCGGGGCCGGCCCCGTAGCACGAGCCGAAGAACACGTTCTTCGCGGTCCGGCGCTCGCACCCGATCTCGTCGGCGTTGCGCTGGTGGAACCTGCCCGCCGCGAGGGCCTCGAGCAGCCGCTTGTCGCCCGAGAGCCACCCGATCACCGCCGGCTCCGCGCTCCGGTAGTCCCACTGGATGAAGCACATGTCGTCGCGGTCCGGGATAAAGACCCGCCGCGCGCCCTTGCTCGGGTTCTGGAGGTTCGGGTCACGACTCGCGAGCCGGCCCGTCGCGGCCGCGCCCTTCCGTTTCCTGCCATCGGTGTTGTCGCGGTCCTTCGCCTCCGGCAGGTACTTCGGGTACACGCGCGAGTGCTCGTCGAGCTGGGCCTTCGCGTACGTCTTCAGCTCCTTCGACTCGAACCTGATCTTCAGGAGCAGGTCGAACACCCGGGGGGTGCAGCGCGGGTCCTTCTCCCACGCCGAGTCCTTGTCCCGCGTCCCGGCCACCACGCACTCCCGGAGGTTCACGCACGCGAGCTCGTCGGTCGTGATGCCCTCGCGTAGGTTGCGCTGTACCGGGAGACCCCACTCGTTGAAGAAGAGCTTCGCGAGCTGCTGGGTCGAGTGCGGGTTCAGGCCCGGGAACGCGCGGCCCCACAGGCGCTCGTAGTGCCAGAGCCCCCGGGAGAGCGTGCGGTTCCACGCCGCGAGGGCCGCGCGGTCGACGCGGATGCCCTCCTCCCCGAGGTCCATGAGGAGCCGCACCCGATCCATGATGACCGTCACGAAGCGATCGTACCACCCGGTGCCCTTCATGATCTCGATCATCTTCCGCGCGACCCGCGCGGTGATGAAGCTGTCCTTCGCGCTGTAGTGCTCCGGGTCCACCTCCGCGATCTCGGGCCACTTCCACGGCTCCCGGAGCCGCAGGTAGAGCGACGCGACCTTCCCGAGCCCCTTCGGTAGATCGGGCTGGAGGTTCACGGCCCCGAACATCGTGTCGAACGTGAGCGCGCCTTCGGGCACGGAGACCCCGTGCTCCCGCAGGATTGGGACGTCGAACTGGATGTTGTGGGCCACGAGCAGAGCGCCGCGCTCCACCGCGAGCTCGATCTGGCGCTGCACGTACGCGCGGGTCTCTTCGCACCACTTCAGCGTGTGGGTCAGCTCGCCGTCGCTGAGGCTCACGCACGTGATGACCCGGCTGTTCTTGCCCGCGGTCTCGATGTCGAACGCGAGCAGGTCGCTCGTGTAGTCGGACGATGCCGCGATCTCCGGGCGGTACGTTCCGTTGAAGTCCCCGAACCCGCGGGTCTGCTCGAGGTTCGTCCAGTACACGAGCCCGTCGTCGTCGAACGGGGCCCCGAACGCGGCGGCGTTCACGAGCGACGCGGCCTTCGAGAAGTCGCTCTTCAGCGCGAAGATCAGCTTGTAGCCGCTCTTCTGTACCATTTCGGCCGAGTAGGTCGGGACCACGAAGCTGCACCCGGGCGGGAGCGGCGGGTCCTTCGACACGGGCATGAGCTTGGAGCGCGGGTCACCGACCTTCACGCCGCGGGCCTTGTTCGAGCTCTTGTAGAGCCCGATCTGCTGGAGCTCGCGCTCGATCACGGGCTTGCACATGCCGTACGGGAGGATGTACCCCCTGGCGTCCTCGATCCCAGCGCCGAGGCCCGTGATGTGGCGGAACACGTAGGGACCCATCGCAATCACGACGTCGGCGCTCGAGGCCTCGACGCGGGCCCGGAACCGGGCGCGGTTCGCCTCGAGCTGCTTCGCGGTTGGCCGGCCGCTCGCGCCGCGGGCCGGCTCGTCGAGCAGGTACGCGAACTCGTACTCCGTGGGGCGCAGCCCGCAATCGCGCGTCAGGAGCTCCCGGACCCACCGCATCGTCGCGACGCTCTCGGGCGCCAGCATCACCACCAGTACGCGGCTCACGAGTCCCCCTCGGGCTTGATCTTCATGTCGCGCAGCAGGTCGTCTACCAACTGCGCCGGCTCCTGGCTCACCGGCTCGACGGGCCGCCCGGGGCGTCCCCGGAGGCGGGCGATGAAGCGCTCGACCTGCTCGTCCCTGGTGATGTTTACGCCGGCCCGGAGCTGCGACGCGAGCTCCGAGAAGAGAGAGTACATCAGCTCCCCGCACGCCTCGCACACCTGGGCCTCCGGGAACGTGATTGCGAAGACGTCCTCCCGCAGTGTCCCGAGCGCGTTAGCGCGCGCCATCTTCCAGCAGAATGCACACCGGATTCGCATCGCGCCACGCGCCACCCTTTCCTCCTACGAGCGCCCGGCGGAACGCCGAGTTCTCCTCCGGCAGGTCCAGGACCCACTCGGGGTGCTTCTGCCCCCGGTACGCCTTCCCCCCGCGGCCCGGCTCCGTGTTGAGCCACCACATGTCGCGGTTCGTGTGGAGCATGAACCACTGCCTGCGGACCCATCGCAGCACGACCTCGTCGGTGTACCGCGCGTCCGCGCGCCTCGTGTTGCACAGCACGCACAGAACCCGCGCGTTCGTGAGGGTATTGGGCCCGCCCCTTGAGCGCGGCTTTACGTGGTCGACCGAGAGCGTCCACACCTCCATCGGCATCGGCGTCGGGATGCGGCGCTTCCGGTAGTGCGTGAGTACCCGGTGAGGAAGCCCGCAGATTTCGCACTGCCCGTACGGGCTGACGACGGCCCGCGCGAGGACGTCCGCGGCCTCCGGATCGAAGCCGCTCGTACGGTACCGCGCCGCGAGCCCCTTATGGGTTCGGCCGTACTTCGCTTGGTGCACCCGGGTCATCTCCCGACGGCACGAGCGGCAGTGCCCCTGGAGTCCGTCCCTGCTCCGCGATCGCCGGTGGTACTCCGACAGTGGCTTCAGCCCCCGGCACCGCCAGCACGTCTTCTCTAAGGTTTGCAAGGGCCTTCTCCAGGTCGTAGTCGACAACGCGACGAATGATGCCGACGATGAGCGCGCCGAACGCGCGCGCCTCGGTGTCTCCGTACGGGAACGGGAACCCGCCCACGTACACGAGCCGCTGCTTCAGGTCGATCGTCTGGAAGTCCGTGAAGCTCACGGGCCCGGCCGGGTCCGCCGAGAGCCCCGTGATCTGTACTCCCCGCACCGGCGTTCCGCGCTTCCCGACGAGGCTGCGGGTCGGGGGGTCCGCCGCCGGTTCGAGGTCCGAGTTGTCGGCCGGGATGCTGTCGTCGACCATGAGGCCGGCCTCGACCGCGCGCCTGTTGAGGCGCTCCTGCTCTTCCGGAGGGAGCGCGGCCACCATCCGGAGTCCGCCCCCGCCGTCCTCGCTCAGGCCGCTGTTGAGGGTGGGCGGGGCTTCCCCGCCGGGCTCCGGGGCCGGAGCGGAGGGAACACCCCCGCCCGACGCCCGGGTCCCGTACATCGAGTTGAGCTCCGCGATCCTATCCGCGAGCCGCGTTGCCGGGTTGTCCTTGAAGAGCACCATCCGCCCGTCCTTGCTGAACGACTCACGAAGTCCCACGGTGCCTCCCTACGCCTTCGGGGCGTACTCCTCGACGTTGATCTTCCGGCCTTCCTTGCCGTCGGTCCTGGGGCTCGCGCACACGACGGCCGTGAACTCCTTGCCGGCGAGGATCGAGTTTCCGGGCCCGCCCTTCTCGGGGAACGCGACCTGGAGGATCGCGTCCGTGATCTCGCCCCCAGGGAGCTTGGTACCGCACGCGTCGAAGAGCGTGATGAGCGCCTTGATCGAGCGGTCGTTCGAGCCCTTGTCCTCGGTCGACTGACCCAGGAGCGTCGCGAAGTTGATGCTGTGGCGCGCGTGGAAGAAGCGGCCCTTGTTGAGGATCGAGGTCGCGCGGCCCTGGAGCGCGAGGTAGAACGTGGTGACGGGACGCTTCTCTCCTGACTCCTTATTCGTGAACTCCTGGGGCTCTGCGTGGGTCCTCACGACCTTCAGCGGCTCGCTCCAGCGCTTGAACTCGCGCGGAGGGTTGCCGCCGCTCTGGACCTTGAACGGCACCCCGCACCCCTCGGTCGGCTCCACGATGTCGAAGCTCGTCGCGGCTACCGCGGCCTCTCCGGCCTCCTTCGAAATGCTGTAATACTTGATGCTCACGTCTGGGCCTCCTGTTCGGTGTGGGTCACGTCGTCGCGCGAGTCATACATCTGCCACAGGTTCACCGGGTCGACGTCGAGGTCGACCATCGGCATCGGGTTGCCGTCCTCCTCGGCCTCGCGGATGCGCGCCACGTACTGGCCGTGCGAGTCCGTGTGGG